GCATGGAGACTATAGGGTTTAGGAGACTAATACCACGCTATACCCACACTTTTTTTTACTTTTATATATATATACATACACTTTTATTATTTTTAGGAATATGTCAACATCGTTTAATGTCCCATATGAAAGAATGGGGGATTCGGATTTATCACAACGATTATTATCATCACCAGCATTCGGATCTCAAAGGCAATCAGAACCCACAACTGAAAAAATAGGTCCACCCAAAGAAAAATTATTCAAAGAATTTTTAAAAAGTATGATAGAAGCAAACATAGCATTTGGATTAGATTCAACTAATGAAAAATTAAGCGAATTTAACAAAATATTTGATTTTAGTGACAGAAAAGATGTAACAGACGATATTACAAGTATAAAAGAAGAAATTGATAATAAGATGAGTAAATCAAAAAAATCTAGCGAGTCTAGTGAAGGTAAACTAGTGTCTAGTTTTCCTTCTTCTGCTGCTTCTGGTAGTGCTGCTGCTGCCACCTCAGCTGCTGAAGGGAGCAGCCGTAGTATCGGCGGCGGCAAAAGAAGACGCTCTATAAAGAGGAAGCACCGTTCTATTCGCTACAATACTTTAAGGAGCAAAAAATAAGTAAACTATAAAAATAGGATCATTACATATTAATGTTTTTCGTATTCCAAGTATAACGCAATACGAAAAATTGAAGTGAAAATTTAAGAATAAACAATAATAGCAATCTTCAACCCAACTACAAACAAAGTTACTCCCGATGGCATCTACGTCTACACCAACTTCATCGAACAGAACAAAAGGCAACCATAACAACAATATTGACAATACCGTATCGCTTCATCTTGTGATGTCGTGTGAAACATTCTGGGACTATGAAACAAATTTATTGGTTGATCGAAATCAGTTTGACCCCAAGATTACAAACCGTTCAGAAAAGGAGGCATTCCAGTCATTGTCGCAATTCCTATGCTTACACATGAAGCAGCACATCCAAGATGAACTTATTTCAGAAGGGAGACGTCAGATGCTGTCACAGCTAGATGAGGTATTCCCGAAGTTTCACATCCATGGGCAAACGGTTCATGAAATCTTATACCCGAATGACCCAACGAATTCCGACCATTGCCGAGGAGATGGAAAAATATTCATATGTACACACTGTTAGTAACATTTTACAATACTATTTATTATCATACATCTTATAACAGGAGTAATATATATTTTTTATAGATTATAATATATAGCACATAAATATGGAAAACGTTGGAGCATCAATGGAAGATGAAGAAAATGAAGAAATGTATATTGGTGAATCGGATCAAAACGAACAAGGAGAAATGGCTGTAGCACCTACGCTTTTCAAACAAGTAGTGGATAGTTTGAAACCTAGTCAAAGTTTGTCAAGTTGTATTATTAATACGCAAGGTGGAGGATCACAATCGGGAGGAGCAAATAGTGTAAGCGTTGACAAAATAACAATACTTATTATGTTAGCTCATGGACTCATAAACTTAACTCCTACGCAGGTTGCACTAGAACACCCACATCCTACTATAAATGTTTCCGCCTTACAAAATGTTAAAAATCTAGCAATATTTGGTTTCGCTCCTACAGGAATGGTTAATATAGGAAACCTTCAAGAATTAACTACATATGGCGATATGATACAAAATGAGTTTATAGCAATGATTCAATCAACGGTTAATTCATCAATTCAAAGTATTGAAGATAAGATTAAGAATAATCGGGAAAAATTAGAGGTAATTAGAGCCCCAAGAAAAATACCTAAAGAAGGTATTTTAACTAGAATTTGTAATATTTGTTTCAAGGCTTGGGTATCATTACCATCAATATCAGAAACAGTAGATAATTATACTTTTAAAAATTTTTTGAGTGTTTGTAGAAATATATTGCCTAGCACAATATTTTCTAGTTCTAAAAGCATCATGGATGGGGGTGTGAAACATGTGGTTGTTAAACGAGCGGATGTGAAACAAGGGGTTGCTAAACCAATAACAACGAGTAAATCACATTCAACGGGTCAAACATTTTCTTTGGGTCAACCATTTTCAATGAGCAATGATATGTGTGTATTACTACTTGACGATTTACGCAGTTCTATACAAAATTTTGACAGGGTTAGATTTCCATTAATATGTGAAGCACTAAAAGGTCAAGATTTCTGTGATGCTGCGATGGCAAACTGTATGGAAAGATGTAGAAAACTTTATATAGTAAAAGGTTTTGGTTCTGGTCAATTACCATTTGTAAATAAACATTTTCAATATAATACCGTAGCAGATGGACCACTTAATATGGGTGTTATAAAATTAAAATTTAGTATAGATAGTTCAGGTAATGTTAATAGTAATCCTAAACTATACAAACCCGAAGTTTTGATGCTAAAAACTGGTTTGGTTGATCCGGCAAACCCAACATCATTTTGGTGTAGTATGCAAGACTGGATACAATTGTGCACAGATCATGGTGACGAAACTGTTTGCGTCGTCGACTTATCATGTTCAGGTATTGTTTGTGAAAAACAAACGTTAGTAGAATTACCACGCAATGTCCAAAGTCCTGGGGGCGGTGGGGTAATTAAAAAAAAATCATATTCTAGAAAAAAGTCTAGAAAAAACTCTAAACCAAAAAGCATTAGAAAAAGATCAAGACGTATTAAACATGTAAGAAACAGAAGAAATATAAGAAAAAATAAAACTAAAAAAATAAGGAAATAATATATTTTATTTATTTTGAATATTTCGATATAAATAAAATTGAAAATATTAAATGTATATATATAATATTATAACATCTACGAGAACAAACAATGTCATCCGCAGCCGGTCAATACTTTCCGAATTCACAATACTATCAACAAAATCCGAATATTCATTCATCATATATACCAATGATAAATGTTCCTACAACAAGTCGTCTCCCCACACAAGGCGAGCTGGTCGCATCAATTGAATTGTTAATCGCGCAAGTCGGCGAACTATCGCGCAAGATTGATCGTGTCGAATCGCGTGTAAATGATTGGGTGAATCTTAGCATAGCGGAAAGAATGATCATTGCCGAGAAAGGCATTACCGCGCTTAAGACGTGTCACAATGAACATAGTGCCAAAATACACACATCCGAAAAGGAGATAGATGATTTATTTGGATATTTAAAAGAAGTGAAAGAAGACACAAACGATAATTACAGATGTATTGACCGCGTTTCAGATGTTTTATCTCAACACACATCAAAGCTACGCCATGCCAAGCAAAGGTCCCGCGATCTTGCCAAAAAATATGCCGAAATTGGAATACTCCGTAGGCGTGTATCTAAATGCGAGGATTTCAACACAGAATTTGCCGAATGTTTTGAGGCGCCACTACAACTTAGGGGTATAATTTCAAATATGAGCGACAAAGTGGACGAGTGTGATAGAACGATATCCTATATGGTAAGATATGGTAGCGATATTAACGCGGGTGGTAGTTGCGCAGCGCTCGATAATACAATACCGGAGTATTCTACATTTTGCGATGAATATGAGGAATCGAAAATGGGAGAGTTGCCTGCGTGTATGCTTGATGAATATTTCTCGAACTACTGTGATGAGGAGGACGTATCTGCGAAAAAGGATGTCCATGTTTTAGAGGAGGATGACGATTTTGTGGAGATATAAATTTATTGTATTATAATTATTGGATTCTTATTTTTTATCTAAAATGGTTAATGCTTTTACGAGGATTAATTCTTGTTCGGACAACTTTTGAAATATGAGAGCATTATCGAATTTTACGACGACGGATTGTCGTTTAGTATTTCTACATATAAGAATAACTCCATCATCATTTAAAGTGGTTCTTACAAGAAATGCGCCATTCGTAAGTTTGATTTCCGCCGTTTCTACATTAAGGGGGATCCATCGTATGTAACGCCCATCTTGTAATCCGTTAATTTCATCAACGTATCTATAATCAGCCAAACGCGTATGAAAATCTTTCAGTTCTTCTTTTGAAAGTTGTAGTTTTTGAAGAACATCATTTTTTTCTTGTTTAATTTTGGAAGCGGTTAATCCGGCAACACCTGTATTATTATCGTTATCGAGAGCATAAAGCAAGTCTTCGACATTTAGACTCATTCAATATAAAACAATAGTTAAGATTATATATACTGCTAGGTTGTTGTATATATAATATAAATAATATTTAAATTGTAAAACTACATTATTAACAGTTATGTTTGCGTTGTTTGCCTAGTTTCTTTAAGTAGGTTTAAAATATACTTATTCAAAGAGGCTTAAAGCTCCCCCGGTATGGCGCCCATTTTCGCGATATTCAAAAGATCCCCGAAAAAGTAGTGTATACGAAATGCGAAAAAGCCGAAAACAAGCTCCCCCATTTTTGGGACATAAATTGAATTTTCTTGGGGAGGACTTTTCGCGAAAGATGTCCTAATTTTGGTATTCTTGATTTATTTCAATATATATGTATCAAAAAACGGGGATAAAAAGTAAATCGATCGGGTATAAAATCAAAAACATCCCTGAAAATAGTTATACCTATATTATAAAAAAAATAGATTCCCCATATTCCACCCCATCTTTTACAAAATTGTTGCGATCCTCGGATTGTGAGCATAATGGTCTCGTCGTCGCGCATTCGCGCTCCTCCGCATAAAGCATAAAGGTAAGGCCGCAAATATTGGGAGGGCGGACGCCGAAGTGAATGAAGTGAATCGTTTTTTTCAAAAGTTTTTTGGATTTTTCAAAAATGGACAAAAATAAATGTCCATTTTGCAAAAAAAGGTTTTAGATTTGAAAAAAACATCGATTTCGTCACTCAGACCATAATGCTCACAATCACTTTTTTTAGTTGATTTTTTTGTTACGATAACTTTTTTTTCAAAAATCTTAGAATATATATTGGGAGCAAAAGGTCGGCGTTTTTGTATACAAAAAAATGTCCAAAGTGCCAAAAAACGCCGGGGTTTTTTAGTTGCGAAACTTGCGACGTCAAATGCTCTAAGGAATCTAAATATCACACTCGCTTCGCCAGACCGAACCCCGAAAAGTTTACAAAAGTTTACAAAAGTTTACAAAAAAACGCCACAACTAATAATGCTCTCATATATAAATGTCCTAAAAATATTTGTGACGATACTTTGGAAGCATAAATAAATGTCCATTTTTTAATGATAAAAAATGACACGACAATATCATCAGAGTTAAAAATATCAATAGTATGGACAAGACGATGTAATATTAAAGCTGTTAAAAGACAATGAGAGATCCGTCAAACATTAAAAGATGTGAGCATAATGGTCTCGTCATTACACAACCGCTATCATCCACGCAAAGCATAAAGGTAAGCCGCATAAGATTGGTAGGGCGGACGCCGAAGTGAATGAAGTGAATCGTTTTTTCCAAAAGTATTTTGGATTTTTCAAAAAAGGACATTTATAAATGTCCTTTTTGCAAAAAAAGTTTTTAGATTTGAAAAAAACGATGCATACGTCACTCAGACCATAATGCTCACATTCACTTTTTTTAGTTGATTTTTTTGTTACGATAACTTTTTTCCCAAAATCTAAAAATATATATTTGGAAAAGGATTTAGGCGTTTTTGTATACATAATATATATCCAGGAATGTCACAAAACGCCAGATTTTTTCTTTGTGAATCTTGTCACTTTAAATGCTCTAAAGAGAGTGAATACACTCGACACCTTGCCACATTGAAGCACCAAAAGTTTACAAAAGTTTACAAAAGTTTACAAAAAAACGCCACAGCTGATAATGCTCTCATATGTGAGTGCTCTAAAACATACACAACGCGTATGGGTCTTTGGAAACATAAACAGAAATGTCCAATTGTGAAAGATAAAAACGACACGATTATATCGTCAGACTTAAAAGATATCCACGGTGTAGACAAAGACGACTTAATATTAAAACTGTTAAAAGACAATGAAGAGATTCGTCAAATCTTGAAAGACGTTATACCTAAAATGGGTAACAATACCATAATAAATAATAATAACAATAATACAACTAATAATTTCAATCTGAACTTCTTTTTGAACGAGCAATGTAAAGATGCTCTCAATATTTCAGAATTTGTGGAGTCTCTCAAGATCACATTTGAGGACTTATTGTATTCAAAGAAGAATGGACTAGTTCAGGGCATAAGTAACGTGATGATACGCGGGTTAAAAGAGTTGGATATATATAAGAGACCGATACATTGTACTGACATCAAGAGGGAGACGATGTATATAAAGGATCAAGAAAAGTGGGAGAAGGACGATACGCGGGAGATAATGAAAAACACGATAGAGATGATAGCGGATAAGGAGCGAACGGCGTTACAGATATGGACGGATGAGAATCCTGATTGGATGGAGACAGAAAAGAAACAGATCGAGTATTTAACGATGTTGCGTAGTATATCTGAGCCAATAGAGTATGAGGAGAAGAATGGTAAGAAGATTATTCGCGCTGTGAGTCGTGAAGTTATAGTAGACAAGAAGGATTAATGGGAGGGCTGGAATGCGATGAATGGCAAACGCGGGAGAAATTGCGAAATTCCCGGCGACGAAATGTTAATATTATTATGACAATAATATTAAATGTAATAGTATAATATATAACTATATCATATTAAGGAGCGTTTTTTTGTAGGATGGTATTTGGAGATTTTTGGTATTATAATATATTTGAGGAAGGACATAATACTCCACCCGATGAAGTAGCATATCGTATGATGCAGGAGTCATCAACGGCAATAAAACATACACCTAGTGGCGAGATATATTATAATACAGTATATAGTCCACGTTTGCCGCATACAACAGTAAGAACATATGATGAATATGTAGCGTATAATAATGTAATAAAGCAACATAAGATGTTGAATGACAAGAAGGAGATGAGTGAGAATCGTGTATTATTTTTCCTGAAAGAGATGTTTTGCTGTAGATAAGTCTTTAACAGTATGAATATAATATGAATATAAGATCTAAAAGTAGTAGTGTTTAACTTTTCTATATTCTCTTATAATAGTGACATATAGGTAAGTTCCTAATATAACGCCTATTATATCCAATGCTGGATGCTCAAGTAAGTCTCCAAATATCTTCTTATTATAATTTTTAATGTATGTGCTGATGACTATAGCGACGGAGGAAGATAATGCTCCCACCATTACATCACTGTTGTCAGGTCTTAGACCAATTTTATTGAAAACTTTGGCAAGTCCTTCATCTAATAATATACCAAACATAAAGGAGTCAATAAAACCATATATTATAAAAGTAGTAATAGATACTATTAAAATTTGTGTATGTATTTGTCTCATCGTATATATTGTCATTCTATTTTTATTTTTAGTGAAAACTACTTAAAAATAAAAATACATATTTTATTTGGACACTCGAGTCAATGATATCCACGATTTACCATGAAGACCACGAACTGCTTCCAAGGGCACCATTCGCTGCTTCTGGTTCCATAAACATATCATCCATACCAGGTGTAGCAGCGCCAACCATTGGTGTGGCCGTGTTAGCATACATAGAGTTAAAATTCTGGACAGGTTGTGTCATGCCCATACTACCTCCACCGCTCATGCCACCCCCACCATAATTGGACATCGATGGACCCTGGACAGGCACGGGTGGAGGCGCGGCATATTGTTGAGATATTTGCGGATTTATTGTTGTCGGTTGCGTTCCTTTATTATTCGCTGCTGTTCCGCTTTTATTTTTCATACTAGCTTTTGCTTTAAGTATAGTATCTTGTGGAACGTCAGGTCGACCTTCGCCTGAAATACGACCTACTTCTAAGTTATATTGACCTGCTTCATGCGAAAACATGTCAAATGGTCTAGGAGTATAACCAAAATAACGAACAATCATGTCATCAACTTTGAACCAATTATCAAATCTATGTAATAATATTGATATTCTTTCACGATAACCGGCTTGACTCATCATCATAACTAAAACATAAACAATTATAACATTCGTAAGATTAATGATCTCATAATATTTTCCACTTAATGTAGGTATAAAGTTAATAATTCTATCAATAAAAAATATACCAATAACCATAATAGTCATCTCAATAATCGTAACCACTAAAATATATAAAGATGAGTTTTCATGTGTAACTGTTGGTAAATATTTTTTTAAGAAATACATCAACAATATAATGGGTATAATTGACAATGTCATATACTGAACAATATTAACCAAATCATCTCGTTTAAATTTTGTTAACATAAAAACATAAGAGAAAAACCCCTGATTCGTTGCCGGTTTTATACTATCGTCCATTAGTTTATATTATGAAATATATTAAGAAATTAAAATAAAATAAAAATGTTTTATTTGATGTAATTACAAATTATAAAAACATTAAAATAAAATATACTAAAGATATATCTATTTTAATTACTATAAAGATACAATGTTAAAAAGACTCGCTAAAGCAAATATGGTTCCTTTATATTTGGAAGATTATAATACTGATAATAAAGATCGTTCCCACGAGGAGTTTCAATATTTAAATTTAATTCATGATGTGTTACAAGAAGGGACAGTAGAGCATAGTAGAAATGGTATTACTAAGTCAATATTTGGAAGCGCTATGATTTTTTCTTTATCTGGAGGTGTTATTCCTATACTGACTACAAAGAGGACGGCGTGGAAAACATGTATTCGAGAATTACTGTGGTTTATTCGCGGAGACACAAACAATGCTCATCTTCAAGCAGAAGGCGTTCACATATGGGATGATAATGGGTCACGCAAATTTCTAGATAGTAGAAATCTTTTAAATAACAAAGAAGGAGATTTAGGGCCTGTGTATGGTCATCAGTGGCGACATTTTAATGCCGAGTATGATAATTGTGATAGTGATTATAACGGGAAAGGTATTGATCAATTAGCACAAATTATAGAATCTCTAAAGAATCCAGCAACAAGAACCAGTAGGAGAATGATAATGAGTGCGTGGAATCCGTGTCAGTTAGATGAGATGGCGCTACCACCTTGTCATATATTATGTCAGTTTAATGTAACCGATGGAAATAAATTGTCATGTTCACTGTATCAAAGGAGTGGTGATATCGGGTTAGGTGTTCCGTTTAATATAACAAGCTATGCTACGCTTACACATTTACTAGCTAAACATTGTGATTTAGAGGCACACGAGTTTGTATATTTCTTGGGTAATGCGCATATTTATCAAGACCATATTGAGCCATTAAAGGAACAGTTAACACGCGATCCGTATGATTTTCCGACAATTGATATATGTATGAAACGGGAGAATATCAATAATTACACAATAGACGATTTTAAAGTAAAAGATTATAAGTTTCACGAAAGTATAAAGATGAAAATGATAGCATAGTCACATATGACTTTTAGCAGGATTATAGATATATAGTATAGAATGTCTTTCAGTATATATAGTTAAATAAAATGTTTGCGTATAAAAAGGTTTAAAATACTATTATTAAGAAATATATACAAATTATTAAATGAGTAATAATGCTTCTTTATCTGCTGCTAAGAGACGGCGAGGTGGCGCTCCTCCACCTATGTCCTCGGCGCAGCCACCTGGAACACCAGGAGTTGTGAATTTGCCACCTGGGTTGCCTCCAAATTTTCGACAACTTCCTCCTCAAATACAGCAACAAATGTTACGGCAAATACAACAACGCGGTCCTCCTCCATCTATTCTTCCACAATCTTCTTCTCCAGCTAATAATCCGATTTCGGTAAACAAACCTATAGTCGGGCAAAATGTTATGGGTGGTAGTATTGGCGTTAGTGCTGGTGGAGTCGGCGCAAGTAATGGTCCGTATGTGGTAAATTCTGTTTTACATAATCGTGCCACAGTAGAGGTGACAGGTCTTCATATTAGGGATTTACCTATGACCTCGACAGGCTTACCTTGTCTTCCTTCAGGTGCTCCTCTCCCACCAAATGTATTATTCAAGTTACACCATGACGAGTTATTGAATCAAGACGCAACATTAAACGACTATTCAAATCGTCTACAAATGTTGACAAATCGCGTAGATAGAATTGAGAAAACTGGTGGTAAAAGCAGTGGTGATGGTGTCGGAGCTGTCGGAGACGAAGTGTCGGGGAATTATGATAATATTGTAGACGATACGAATTTTATTGGAAAAGTAGTTGATAATATTCTTACAAATACGAATTTGTCTGATATTATCAATCAGATCGAACCACTACAAAAAGAGAATGATAATTTGCGAGCTCTTCTTAATTCGCAACAGACGACGTTAAATGAATTATCGGGATTAGTAATGAAACTCCTAAATAATGGTCTGCCTACATATGTGTCAAGCAATGCGAACGGATGTGATTATTTAACCGCAAATCCTGGTGTTGGCGGCGAATACAGTGGTGAATATAATTCGGATCATATTACAAACGAAACATCAAATGGTTTAGAAGAAGCAGATGAAGGTGGAGAAGATGATGGAGATGGAGAAAAAGTTGACGCGGATAATGATGAGGTAGAGAGTTAGTAAGATTGTAAAAATACGTTAAACACCAATGACGGGAGATTATATAAAAATCATAAATTATAAATCATAAATCATAAAATCATAATAAGATAATAATATGATTTGTGAAATAAATAGTGAATACATTAATATAAAATAACATAACATACGTGGGTATTTTATGTTAATGAGTATAATTTTGTAAATATTAGTATAAAAACAAATTAGTAATAAGTAATTAAGTAAAAATATTTAATGAAAGAAGTAATTGCGGTATTAGTATTCTGTCTTGTGTTATTCATATATTTACACGTATTTTTTCATTTAAAAAAGTGCGATGATTTAGAAGTTTACGAGATGTCTAATCCGTCTAAAGAGAAGTTAGAAGAGATATGTGACATCCGCCAACCAGTAGTAACATTTTTTTCAAATGATACTCTCACAGACATTTGTAATTTTAATTACATAAAGACGAATTACAGCGCATTTGATATAAAAATAAGAAATGTAAAAGAACATGATGATGAAACTGAATTATATGTTCCTTTAGCCATAAGTGAATCCGTTGAATTATTTAAAAAGGACAAAGATTCACAATATTTAAGTGAAAAAAATTCCGAGTTTCTAGAAGAAACGGGAATAATAAAGCATTACAGGCATAATGATATGTTTTTGAGACCATCTATGGTTTCCTCGTGTTCATATGATATAATATTCGCATCCCTGAACACAGAAACACCCCTTAGATATGAAGTTAATTATAGGAACTACTTTGTGATTACACATGGTAAAGTAATTGTGAGAGTATTTCCGCCAAAAGCTACTAAATATTTATATGCTAATAACGATTACGAGAATTTCGAGTTTAGATCTCCGGTTAATCCTTGGAATGTTCAGGAGCAATATAAGTCAGATTTTGATAAAGTGAGAAGTATGGATATTACGCTTGTTACTGGGCAAATGGTTCATATACCGGCATATTGGTGGTATAGTATTCGTTTTGTAAAATCAAATACATCGATATGTGCTTTCAAGTATAAGACGTATATGAATACACTGGCGATAAGTAATCATTTGTTTATGCGTTTATTACAGAGACAAAATACTAAGCGCGTTATTGCGAAGAAGATGGATTTAAAAATAAATAAAACCGAATTAGATACAGTCCCAATGCTAGATAATAAAGATCTTAACAATGATGTAAAGATTGACATAGAGGACGGGTTAGGATCGACAGTAGGAATAGCAAAGGATGCTGTTATAGTATCGAACAAAGAAGAAGTAACCAAGATAGAATTGTAATAGCTATTGTTATATATTGAATACAGTATTAGTATAACTCATGCCCAATTCTAGCATTTCAATAAATTTATTAATATTTATTTGTTTATTATTGACGCGATGTTTTGGATTAATAAGAACAAGCTGAAATGCTTCGCGAAATTGGAAAGGTATATACTGTATGTATTTATTTGTTACATACTTTTCAGAGTCAAAAAAGTCGGAAGGATAATCGGCGTAGAGATTGTAGCAATAGCGAAAAATAATAATAGTTGCGAACAACAAGCTTATAGACCATAAGTCGTTATTTTTAGAAATTTTTGTCCATTCATAGGAGTCTTCTTTGTCATTATATACGTTTAATGTGGTTGGGTTACAATAAGGTTTTGTTCCTCCTGTTCCTTCGGATACAGCGTTTATGCCACACAATCCAAAATCTATAATGTATGGTATATTTGTTATATTTTGTATTAAAATATTGCCTGGTTTTATGTCGCCATGGACGAAGTCTTTGGAATGTAAAAATGAGATAGTTCTAGATACGCCAATACATATAGAGATATATGTATCAATGTTAAGTCTTCTATTTGAAATAAGTTTCATCCAGTCGTATATTGTGAATGAGTCAACGATACGTGGTTGTATACTGAAACATAATTTATTTTTCTTTCTACTGTTATGTAATTTAACAATATATGGTAAAACAATATTATATGGTTTTATAATACCTTTGCCCAGATAGCTCATCGCAAATAACTCAGATTTAAATGAATCGTGTAATCTGTCAACTTTAATAATTAAATCAGATGTTTTAAACACTCCACAACAAACTCCTGGAATAATATAATCGGTGGCATATAATTTTATAGATCGGAGATTAAAAATGAAGTTTTTATCTTTATTTATAATACCGTCAACGCATTTTTTGATAGAGTATAGTTCATTGGTGTTTAATATAGATGCTAGTTCTGACTCATATTCTAGTTGTTTATTATAATATTCTATTAAAGCATTACTATGTATTTTCATATTTGATTCGTAATATGCTGATGAAATTTTATCAATAACATAATCAATTATACAATAAACGTCTAATGATATGATCTGTTCATCTTTAGAATTTTTATATAATTCAAGAGATGGAGTTTCAACTGAATGTGGGTTTTCTAAAGCAACATTAACATGTTTGGTTGTAGATATTTTTTGTAAGGACAAACCTGTCTCAGTAAGTTGAGTTTTAACAGGTAACACCTCTAGTGAAGGAGGAGGCTGAGATAGTGACGATACCTTTGGCAATGTTATAGGTGTTGCTCGCAGATAATAAGCAGATTCATTTAAATCATCAATATCAATTGTATCAATTGTATAACTATTTGTTTCTGAAGAATCTTTTGATGGGAACAAATTTCCAATAGTTTTTTTTATAACGGATGTAATTTTTTTCATAATGTTATACAGAAGGGTATCACGCGTATTAGTAATGAGGTTTGATTATTATTAATATGAAATAATATATTTATATTGATGTTATAAATATATATAGGATGAGATATTACGGATAGGAGTAATTGCCGAATGTATTTTCTTCGCAGAATTCAATATATAAGAATCCGTCTTCATCGCCATAACAATTATATATTTCTCCTATAATGGATGATGGGGGTAATAATTTATTTTGAATAAAAAAGAATAGACCCTTTGTTTTGTCTAATTTAATTTTATCCCGAATAATATTTATTAATTGTCCTAGACATATATCGTAAGGAACTAAATATTTTATTTTGTGGGATGCTTCTATATATGTTGTATAACTGGCCGAAGAAGTAGACATTTCGACAATAACCGGTATACGGTTAGGATACATAGATAACATTTTTTTTGATTTATGCCGACGTTCTTCTAGTGATGTATTTTTTTTATAAGTAGAAGGCATGGTATATTAAATATGTTTTATTATATTAGTAGTTATATATTAATATAATGTATTATATTTATGCGATAATCTTTGAATATAAATATATAAAATGAATGAACTAAATATTGAAAATTTTCATTGTATCTTTTTCGTATTGTTGTTTTAGGGTTTTAAGTATATGTAATAGTAAGTATTTATGGTTACCTTTAATTAAGTGTATACTATTTTCGATACTTTTAATATGACTATTTAGTTTAATCATAGATTGAATGATATTAGATTTGGAAGTATTATTTTCACTTGAATTGCTATCAGTATGATCGTCATAGTTGTCGGCGTTGTCGGCGTTGTCGGCGTTGTCGGTGTGTTCGTCATATGATTTATGTTCAATGCGTTCAAGGTGTTCAAAATGACGAATTAAGTTTTCGTAGTGGCGTATAATACTAAGACGTGCTGTTAGAACTGTTCTATATAGACTGTTATGGTCGTATTCCGTATTTTGTTGGTTATTATTATCCCTATAGAACTTTACATTTTCGAGTAAGTGGGCGATTTGTTGATCAGATATACCCTTGGAGTATTTAATATTATTGATAACGATTTTAATATTTATGGGTGATATTGTATTGTGTATCGTTGTCGACACATGCGGAGGCGCAGCGGTTGTTGGCACATGCGGATGCGTAGCGGTTGTTGATGGATGATGTATCGTTGTCGACACATGCGTATGCGTCGCGGTTGTTGATGGGCGGCGTATCGTTGTCGACACATGCGGAGGCGCAACGGTTGTTGATGGATGATGTATCGTTGTCGACACATGCGGAGGCGCAACGGTTGTTGATGGATGATGTATCGTTGTCGACACATGCGGAGGCGCAACGGTTGTTGATGGATGATGTATCGTTGTTGGCACATGCGGATGCGTAGTGGTTGTTGGCAAACGAGGAGTCGCCATGGTTGTTGTAGGATGGTGTATCGTTGTCGACACATGCGAATGCGTAGCGGTTGTTGGCACATGCGGATGCGTAGCGGTTGTTGGCACACGAGGAGGCGCCATGGTTGTTGTAGGATGATGTATCGTTGTCGACACATGCGGAGGCGCAACGGTTGTCGGAGGATGATGTATCGTTGTCGACACATGCGGAGGCGCAACGGTTGTTGGAGGATGATGTATCGTTGTCGACACATGCGGATGCGTAGTGGTTGTTGGCACATGCGGATGCGTAGCGGTTGTTGTAGGATGGTGTATCGTTGTCGACACATGCGGATGCGTAGCGGTTGTTGTAGGATGGTGTATCGTTGTTGGCACATGCGGATGCGTAGCGGTTGTCGAAGGATGGTGTATCGTTGTCGACACATGCGGATGCGTAGTGGTTGTTGTAGGATGATGTATCGTTGTCGACACATGCGGATGCGTAGCGGTTGTTTCCATATGCGTATGCGTATGCGTAGAAGTTGTCGGTGGATGATCTATCGTTGTCGTAACGAGAGGAGGTGAAGTAGTTGTTATAACCACACTTGGTAATGGAGATGTAGCATTATTTTTCTTTCTACAGTATATATTAGCATCTCTGTTATTTTGCGTCCATAACCATTCCGCTTGAAGGTGTATTTCTCGCCGCTCCGTTTCAAATATCTGAAAACTATTATTCTGATAATTAGCACCATATGATGTAGAAATACTCCAGTCACTATCATCATAATCATATGTAAACCAATTTGAGGGCGGAGTCTTCGTAAAGTCCTTACATTTCCATTCCTGGTATTTTGTATAATCAGCACCATTATTCATATCCATAATAAATCCATTCAAAAATCCACTATACTCATTGCCAATACCATTAAAAGCAATTATTTTAGGACTTTCTTCGTGTATATACGGATAATACCTCTTTGTAGCATTCCACCCTGTTTCAAGATAATCAAATGTTTTTACTTCCGTTTTATCATTGTCAATGTATTTACCATCTACGTATATAGAGTAGTCACATTCACAAGCAACTTTTATAGGATATTTAATACTCCCAGCAACAGATAGTTGGACAGGTATAGCACGAATAGATGTAGCAAATAATCCCATAAATAATACTAAATTACAAATTCCCCCCACATCGGACCTAACTTTCTGAACGACCATTTGTATATACTTATATCATATTTTTAATTATATTTATATCAATTTTATATAACCATTAAACCATTAAGATATCATAATTACGGAATAATATACATTTTTAAATATACATTATATTAATAATGTGCGATATATTCATACTACTGAAATATATAACAGAGAATAATATTAAAAAGGTAACAGTCAATGCTGATATAACTATAGAATCAAACTGTGACAGTGAAACTACATCACATAAAGATAATTATTATTCAATGCTATGTTTTAAAGATTTGAGGATTTTTGCGCCACATGTAGTTACCGAAATATATATATCTAAAATAATTGAAGATCCACAATATATAGATGCCCTAAAATACACAACCAATATGTTCTGTAAAAATAAAGAACTATATAAGTATTATTCAAAAATTAAAACAGCAGCATCAGTTTCGTCAGAACATTGCGGACAACAGTTCCCCAATTTATTTTACATAAAGTTTCACAAACACACTAGCGAAACCGGAGATGATATTGATCCGCCTATTTTTATTCGAGATATATATACTAAGGGTATAACATTTGGAACATTTGACCTATTCCATTATGGTCACAATAATATACTTAATAGATGTAAGAATTTTTGTAATTATCTTTATATAGGATTGTCGAGCGACGAGTTAAATGAGAGAAAAGGTAAAATAAGTGTAGATAATTATGAAAAACGAAAAAATATTATTGAATGCGCACATCTAGGAGACGAAATATTCAAAGAAGAAAGTCTCGAATTAAAAAACGATTATATTCTACAAACCGGCGCAGAAATATTAATGATGGGAGATGATTGGCTAGGAGAGTTTGACTGGGTATCGTGTGATGTGTTATATATGGAGCGGACGCCAAATATCTCCACAACCTTACTGAAAACAATTAGAAAAATGACTTCAAACGAATTATAAATTATATTCATTATTAAATAAAAATAAAATTGATTTATAAATATGACACAATATAGTATATAACATATTGTTTCATTCTCCGCTATCTCATCAACCTAACTATATCAAACCTGAAGAAATGTCTGTAGAGATTCCTGTCAACGATACCACCGCCGATATTAATGATACCAATCCTATTCCCGAAAAATACCGCCACCGCACGTTAATCAATCAAAAATACATATTTGAAAAAAAGATAGGAGCTGGAAGTTTCGGGTGTGTATATAGAGGCAAAAATGTAATATCAGGTGATCATGTAGCTATTAAATATGAGGCAACCGAGGCAAAAATTCCTACACTTTTATGGGAATCAAAAATACTCAATCATTTGGCAGGGAAACAAGGAGTCGTTAAGTTGCGATATTATGGCACGGAGTCAAATAAAAATATAATTGTTATGGATCTATTTTCACACACACTATGCGAAGAAATCGAAAAAATTAAGAGATGCGACAAAAATACAAGTATCACAACAAAACCAGAAGACGTCGATAAATCTACAACAGCATCGTCGCCGGATGAAGCGGAAACAGAAACTGTTTTATATAAAAAAGACAGCGACACGGCACATGCTTCTTCGGATGATGATGGCAGCGGAGGCGCGGGTGTGTCGCAAACGATACACTCACAAAGTATACCCCCAACAGATTCAACGACAATATTGCCTAGCGTGACACCGCATATAATTGAAACGGTCAAATATCTCATTTCGATGATAGAAATTATTTGTCGTATCCATGAAGCGGGTATAGTTCACCGTGACATTAAACCGGAAAATTTTATGCTTACTGTTGATAAACGTTTACATATTATTGATTTTGGACTTTCGAGGTTTTATATGAAAGGAGATAAACATGTTGTTAATACGGGTGATAAGTCGATAGTAGGAACGATGCGATATATTAGCACTCATATACATAATGGAGATGTTTATTCGAGGCGAGATGATATTATATCAATAATGTATGTTGCGATATATCTTGTTAAGGGGAAACTACCTTGGATGGGAATTGTGCCACAAAAGGGGGAGTTGGCATCAAAGGAAGACATAGTCTATGCTAAAAAAGTTAAAACTACAGTAACAGAATTATGTGAAGGTATTCCGTATTTATTTCAAAAATTGCTGGAATATTCATATAGCTTGGGATTCGAAGATAAACCCGACTATTCGTATATGACAAGACAATGTAAGAATTATTTGAAACTATATATATAAATATTTTCCGAAAATATACTTAAAGCCATTTTATATATTAAAGTATCAGCAATCTTACAATGAGTTCTGCGAGTTCTTCTGTTACATCAGCCCCTGTTCGTCTTACTGGGCGCGTGAAGTGGTTCAATAACAAGACAGGTTTTGGTTTTATTTCTGTGGTCGGTGGCAATGACCAGTTCAAAGATGCTAGTGAGATCTTTGTTCACCACTCAGCGGTTACGGTAAGTCAGGAGCAATACAGGTATTTGGTAGAGGGTGAGTATGTGGAGTTTTCGGTTGTGGTTACAGAGTCTGGGGCTCATAAGTTTCAGGCAGGTGATGTTCGTGGCGTGAAGGGAGGCAAGTTGTTTTGCGAGACGCGACGAGAGCATCGTGTAGCACAAGAAGGTGCTAGTGGAAGCAGGGAGCACCGGAACCAGCACCAGCAACGACACCAGGATGGTGAGAGTTCGCGTGGTAGTGGAGCTACTCGTGGTGGTCGTGTGACGCGGGGACGTGGTGGGTATAGTCGTAATGGCGAAAGCGGTGGTGAATGGATGTTAGTCCGTCGTGGTCACACCGGGGATCGTCAGCCATATCGTCCTCGCCAGCAACGCCCTGAGCGCACCGAGCGCACCGAACGCCCTGAGCGTCATACTCAGAAGCACGAGCAGGAACATCCGGCATCCGCCAATACATCTACTCAGTCCCCCGCACCGGTAGAAACTCCCGCCCTTGCTACTACTGGTTCATCTGATGTTCAGTCTACGCCCAGAACAGCATCATCGAAGAAGCCTCGTCAGACAAAGCCGACTTTCTAAATAATAAATAAAACTAACAAAAAACAAAAAACAAAAAACTAATAAAAAAACTAATAAAAATATTAATTTGTTGACAATTATCTTGTTAACAAATTAATTTCTGTATTGTAGATTCATTACTTGCTTCTATTTTTTCTTGTCAAGAAAATTCGCCGCATTTTTTGCTTCTTTGACAAGTATTTACTTCTTGTTTGTAGTGAATAATTCTTGCCTGGATACTTTAAAAATTTGGGACGTTTTTTACATGTAAATCCACTATGTTTAAGACCTTTTCGTCGAAATATTGAATCAGTACATATTCCAATAGCTTTGCTTTCTGCTTCTGTAGGTGTCTCCGTGTCTATTTCGTCATCCGTTTGTTTAACCTTTTTAATACACTTACATAATTTATCAGCAAGTATCTCTTCCGCTTTGATTTTAATTGTTTTAGAACTATCTGTAGGACCAATTGGTATTTTATAATAATTCAGTATTTTTATATAATCATCTTTTTTTAGAATACCCATCAACTACTAACTCTCGGATTCCAAACTACTATAAAGTTATATTACAAATAGATAAAATTATTAAATAATTCTATAATTAATAATAATCATTAATAATAAGCAATAATTATAACAAAAATATATAATCATATTTTATATTCGTTTAAATGCCTAAACCCACAAAAATAACATTTAAACCTAAAAATAAAAAAGTAATAGTTTTTGATTTAGATGAAACGCTTGGGAGTTTTGGAGAACTTGGTTCATTTTGTAATATACTAGACGAATACTACGGAGATAAGCAAACGTCATACAAAATGTTACATGATCTTTTGGACCTATATCCCGAATTTATACGCCCACAGATAATGAATATTTTAAAATATATTTTACAAAAAAAGAAAGAGGATAAGTGTAAATATATAATGATATATACAAATAATCAAGATCGTGTTTGGGTAGAGCATATTAAAGCATATTTCGAGAAAAAACTAAAATCAAAAATATTCGAACAAGTCATATGCGCCTTTAAAGTTGATGGACAAGTTTTAGAAATCAATCGCACAACACAAGAAAAGACTGTCGACGACTTCTTCCGGTGTACTAAACTACCACGCGACATTGAAATATGTTTTGTCGATGATCTTTTTCACCCTAAAATGGAAGAAGATAACGTTTACTATATTCACGTAAAAGCATACAAACATTATATACCCACGTCAGCGCTCGTAGATAGATTCATGAACTCAGATCTAGTAAAAGACGTCAAAAATAAAGAGGAACTAAGGAACTTTCTCACGTCAAAGCTTAAATACAATATCCCAGAAAAAAATAAAGAAGAACAAGATGTCGATATTATTGTAAGTAAAAAACTACTAGAACATATAAAAGAATTTTTTAATAAAGATGAAAAAGACAGTAATAAAGAAACATCATCTTCGTTGTTATCACCACACTCACATTATGATATAAGCGCTAAGCGAAAATCGTTCAAAAGACCAAAAAATGTATACCAGAGAAACAGAACTCTTAAGAAAAAATTATATTATTTGTAGATATTTGATAATTATAGTATTTTCTATATATTGCTTAATCCGTGCTGGCGTCAATCAAGCACCCGACGCGTTTCAAATGCTTCTTCGTCTTTTTGTGGGCATTCATATTCGAAAGCTGAACATCACACCCACACTCACAAATAACACGCGTCTTTGCTTTCTCCAAAATTTCAGCCCTCCGCTTAAGATAATAATCCTTATTGTATTCTTTAATTTTTTCATCATTTTCCCTATTGTAACTCTTCTGATATTCCAACTTTCTATCGCGGTGTCTGCGATAGTAGTCATTCGGTGTGTCATTGGTTTTTTCATGCGTTTCAGAAAGCCTTGAATTGATATTGTTATTGACATCAATGATAGTTTTCATATTGTTGTTGATGTTGTTGATGTCGTTGATGTTGACAGTGTCACTGAGATTGATCTTATTTTTGCGCTTCATCTTTATCGCGCTCTGTAATACCCCGGATTGAGTTCCGAAAATATTATTCACGGATTTCTTCAAAACAATCTGCGATCTTGCGGACATTGTATGGCGATGATTAGGATGCGGATGATGGTATAAGCGTGTTTGTAGTCTTTACACACTGTCGTGTTCTTTACATATACTAATACAAACAATATATGTTTCAATTTTTCAACCCATAAAAAGAAAAAATATAAAAATATAAATATATAATAACAAGATGCGTATTTTTACACTAACTACAGTTGACGAAAACAAATATAAACCTCTTGGTTTAGTAAGAGGGACAATTGTCCATTCCGTATCTTTTTTTAGGGATATTTTAGGAAATATAACCGGTCTTCTTGGAGGAAGGAACTCAGCGATAAATAAAAAAATCGACGACGTTTACGCAGAAGCTATTACTGAATTAGAAGCTTATACAAAGAAAACATACCCAACGGCCACTTCAATCGCTGGTGTAGAGATATCACTAACTGAAATGCGCGAATTCATTATATGTGTTGCTACAGGAACTGCTATGGTCGAAATAACAAATAAACCCAATCCTACTCAAAACCAGGTATTAAAATCAGCACCAATGCCTCGCATGATAGCTGCTGCTTCGGGTGGTAAAAAAAGGAGAACAAAACGCGCATCACATAAGTCCCGTAAATCGCGTAAATATAGAAAATAAAACAACAAAAGACAAATATCATAATAAAAATAATGGATTGTAATGATAATAAAATCTTAACCCATTATTTTTATTTATAGTTAAAACTACCATAATTTACTACAACCACAACCACCGCCACCAGTTTTAACATGAAGCTTAGAATAATTCTTACGATGCGAACGTCTACGATGTGTTCTTCTATGTTTACGTGTTCGTCTTAATCTTTTTACGCGATTTTTTCTGCTTTTCCTGTATCCACCACCTTCTTGTTTTAATATTAGTCCATTATTATCACCCATCAAACTATTTTTCTTATTTGTATGTTTCTCATAATCCTTAATTGCCATATAGATCTGATTGTTGTTAATACCACTATCTTTACCTTTACTCCTGCTCCTGCTTCTACTCCTACCCCTACTTCTACTCCTACTCGTTTTGTCTTGTTTTGCCTTCTCCATAATCCATTGCTTAAATCCTTCATAATTTCTATCATTATTGTATACTTCAGGGCTATGTAATTTTGATGGATTAAAATATAAAATAGTAGGAAAACCATTTACATTTGGCTTTATTCCATGTTGGTGAAATTTTTCAATACCACCTCGTTCAATAGCCCCTAAAACAATTTCATTTTTCATAGTATCTTTTAACTCTGATATTACACGATTCCACGCCGGCATCATGTTAACACAATGCCCACAACCATTCATGTGAAATAATACAATACCGTGTTTATTTTTTAACATAGCAATTTCATTATCTGTCAAACTTATTGCTTCTCCGGTCATTTGTTATGTAATATATATATTCGCGTATATATTATATATTTAGACAAAAAAATATACATCAGCATTTTATTTAAAACATTTATTAATATTCATATTTTATATATATATATAATATATTATACAACAATAAAATGTCTTATAAAATTATACTAATAACTGTCTTATTTATTATTGTTACATATTTCGTATTAAACTATACAAGCGCAGATTTCAAAGAAGCATTAACAACGAAGCAAGATAGTCCAGATACAAAATGCCCAGATATTTTAATACAAAAGGGTTCGCAGTTATTTTTATATAACTCCAAGAAGCATATGGTGCCAGGTGTAAATCCCGTAACATTTAACAATTTAGAAGAATATACTGAATTCCTTGATTGGCAAAAATCATCAGGATTAGTATGTCCTGTATTATTTTTACAACAAACAGAAGATACACAAGGAGAATCGGTATATAAAATTCGCCCAGGTCCAACAGATTTACAAGGAGGACTGCCTCCTGCTTCTTCTATAAAAATGCCTCCCCCCAGAAGACACATTACAAAAATATTAGATGCTTCTCGTGATGACAAGCCATTTAATGTAAATTCATATCCCGGTTACGATACATCTAATATTGACCAAGGAGAATTTACACCCGATATGATGCTTGACTATATAACACAGTCGACCGGCTTGAGTCCTAATCCTATGGATCCGAACTGGGGAGGTGCTGATTTTACGCAGGGATTAATTGACGCTGGTTACTATGATGACAATAATGTATCTCTCGCCGTTGGATAATAAATATTGTCAGCATTATTGTTCCTCATATATGATATGCTACTGCTACTGTTTCAATAGAAACTTCTTAATATTATCTACACATGTTTTGCTAATCTTACGCATTGCGCCAGACTCCGTTTTCATCATAAATGTGTTTAGTGCTTCTGGCTCTTTTTCAAGTTGATATAAGAGATTTTGTATTGTCTTATATTCATTCATAATCTGTGTCGCTATTTTAGAGCTTATTCCTGGAACACATGCTAACATTATTATATTTATATTATCCGGAGTAATGTATTCATTTTTCTCTTTATGACTTTTAAACACACCGCAATATTTTTCACTTTCTTCTTTTTCTGTATCACCAACAGGGCTTTTATTCGGACTTCCATCGCCTGTTGTTACTCCTCCGCCATGTGCCACACTTCCATAATAAGCACACCGCGTTTTATCAGTTAAACATGTCTTGTCATACTTATCCGCAAAAAATACTATAACATCCGCTGTTTCACATATAGAGTTTGTCCTAAACACTGAAAATCCCTTGTAATATAACAACGAAAACATACTACTAATAAGGACCTTCTTTGATATGCGCCCCTTTTTCTCATTGTATCTCTCGATATCGCCTTCAATAATATAGACAATATTATGATTATGCGTATCCTCTTTATTGAGGCGAAACGACTGCTCATTATATCTGCCGTCTTTTATACTAGCTGCTAGATCATATAGCGTTTTTCTCTCAAAAATAATTACTGTTTTCCCCGCATTATCTTCCAATACAATGTCACCTATATGGAGTTGCTCTTTTTTTATTTTATGGGATTTGTCATTTTCTCCCGATTTTAACGCATTACTCGTATTCAAAGTTACAGAACAATCGGAAACTATATCAACATCGCAATATAAATGCGTAGGTATAAGGCATTGACTAACATTTGATCTTTTATTTTTCGCATTAGATTCTGATGCCGATTCTTTTTCTAAAATATCAATAATATCTACGCGTCTTTCGATAAGAGGGAATAAATCTGTTTCTCGATTGTCTACTTTGATTAGCATTCGTGGTTATGCTTGGGTGTATGTCGAAATAATGAAAATACGAGGTTTTTATAGTATAAAATGATAATACTTTGAATGTTATCATATTATATGACACAGTTTCTAAATGGTTTATATATTTATAATTTAGGTCCTGTGTGGCGAGGAGCATCATAATATTGTCTAAACTTAAATAAGAAATCCTTATTCAATGCTGGAACGGCAATCTGACTTCTTTGCGCAAAAGGTATCATAAATCCTGTTCCGGATGGCTGTGCTCCACCTTTCTTGGTTCCACCGCCATTATGTGTGTTGGCATAAAGACCATCGGCAGAACCAGGTCCGCTAAATAAGACGCGACGCGCCATTGCCGATCTTCCATTACGACTTCTTTGTCCGTTTCTTTGAGGCATCTAAATCTGTATGTATATGTATGTATACGTATATAATCTTGTAATATTAAAATTCAAGATTATATAAAAATAATAAAAATATTAAAAAGTAATAACTTATTGATGCTAGTTATTATAATATTTATTACAATACTATAGTTAAATAAAAGTCTGCTTACCACCGCCCTTAAGGACTCCGATACCAGGAGACCATGCGGTCCTGCCGATACCACCAGTAGCTTTATTGCTAAATATGAGACCATTTTTCTTCATATAAGCAAAAGCATCTTTACAGTTGACAGGAAGACACTTCCACTGACAATAGTTAGTATCCTTTCGATACACATTTAAAAGATTTGGATTCAACCCGACAGTGGGGGCAAGACCCGCCATACTACCAAAGATACATCCTCTATTTGAAAGAGAGTCAACTCTCAAAGTTCTACCAACAAGACCACTTCCGACCATTTTATGCTTATTATATATATGCTAAATATTTTATTTGTATAAAACAATTATTATTTATAAATATATATGTGAATAATGTATTTTAAATAGACTAAATTGAAATAGTTTAAAGATATTTATTGAATACAATTATACACTGCCTCTAACCAAAGAAAAATAATATGTCATCAAGCGAAATGTCTTCTCCTAAATTAAACACAAACGAATCCAAAAATATATTAAATGATTCGGATATTATTCCATGCGAAGATGGCTATATCTTCAATCCATACAATCCAGAAAATAGAGAGATTACATTGAATGAAGTTCAATCTATTCTTTCATCTTATGGAATTCCTGCGTCTCTCCACAATTTTGACCTCTATCGTCGCGCTTTCATACACGCGTCATATACAAAACGGCCTCAATTAGAAAATGCTCGCGAAAATATAAAGATTATGCCTCAACCTTCAAACTGTATTCCTCTAAAAACAAAATCAAATGAACGTCTCGAATTTCTAGGCGACGGTGTGTTAGAATGCGTTACAAAATATTATTTATATCGCAGATTTCCTAAAGAAAATGAAGGTTTTATGACCGAAAAAAAGATCGCCATTGTCAAAAATGAATCTATTGGCAAGTTTGCGATTGAAATGGGATTACATAAATGGTTTATTATTTCGAAACACGCAGAAGAAAAGCGCACTAGAACAAACCTTAAAAAACTTGGCTGTCTTTTTGAAGCATTTATTGGGGCCTTGTTCCTAGATTTCAATAAAATAAGTATTCATGATGATGACAAATGGTTTGATAATGTATTTGTAACAGGTCCTGGATTCCAAATGGCGCAAAAATTTATTGAAGCAGTGTTTGAGCGACACGTAGACTGGATTGCTCTTATCAAAAATGATGACAATTATAAGAATATTCTTCAAGTTAAAATTCAAAAAGAATTCAAAACAACACCCGACTATTTAGAAATTCAACACGATCCTGAAAGTGGATATACTATGGGTGTTTATTTATGTTTAGGCAAAGAGATATACCATATGGACTATAAGGATGCTATCAAATATAGCGAACTAAATTCATTTGCGAATATTAGAAAATATTATGAAGAGAAGGGACATATATTAGTTCACTTCGCTTCCGGAACACACAAGATCAAGAAAAAAGCAGAACAAATGGCTTGTGAATTTGCTCTACAATGTATGTAATAAACATGGTTATAGGTTAAATTAATAAATAATTATGGAATAAATAATCCCAGAATAAATAATCCCGGAATAATAACTTAAATATCTTTTATTAATCATAATACTTATTATATTTTTATTCATATATTATAATGGAATCAGATACTGAACTAGACGCAAGGATAAAAAATTTAGAATCACGATTATTAGAATCGAATCAAAAAATATCAAATCCCGCCGAAGCATCTAAAGCCGATATAGAAGAGAACAGAGAAATCAATGAATCGCTTAAAAATTTAAAATCAAAACGAATATCTTTAATGCCACAATCATCGGCGGTTAGTGTTGGGGCACTTAGTTCTTTACTATCATCTGTTAAAAGCGCATTTAGTTCTCAAGGAGAATCGCAACAAGAAGTAGAACCAACAACATCCGATCCAAAGGCTCTTTTACCACGTTCTGTTCATGAACAATCTATTAAAGATAGAGCAGTATTACTTCAACAACAGCATCAGGGTGAAGAAATAACAGAAGAAGGCGACGTCCCATATGATCCACAATTAGAGGTTCTACAAGCACCAAAATTAGGTTCACAAGTTCTTCCCAGCGGACAACCAGGTGTAGAATTCGCTGCTCAAAGAATGATTCACGCTCTTCAGACAAATTTAGCGCCACCTGACGTATTAGAGCGACTTGAAAAAAAAGGAAACCCGGGTCTTGGTGACATGACAAAAGCACGCCCTGTTCCACAACAGCGACAGAAAATTGTTATTCGTCTTGTTACTCCTCCTGAAGGCGAAGGCGCTGTTCGGCCTCCGAATATTGTTATTGTAAATAAATCAAAAGAACAGTTAGTTGACCGTAAAACAATAATGGAGCGACTCCATGACGTATTGCCTACAGCAGCAGCTAAGCCTCATGAAATGGGGAAAGAATCTTTATCATCTGATAAGCCATCTAAACCATCGCTTAAAGCCTCTTTACCATTACCTACATCAGAAACGGCAGCAAGTCTTACAAGACAAATTATTATTATACGAAAACTGCCGACTAAAATCCATCTCGTAGAAGATGGGTCTCTTATTCTTAGTATGGGACAAAAACCTGATGAAAGTGGTGACGTAGCGGCCGCCGCATCTACGGTCATGACAAGTAGCGCATCTTTACTTGTTAAAAAGCCACGCGGACGCATAACAGAAGCGCCAACATTCGGCGAAATGAGTAGTGACGTAGAAAAAATGGTAATAACAGATACTGCTGTTCACGAAAGAATGCCAAAAGTTCGACCTCCTGGTATTATTGTTTCAAGTTACTATATGAATAATCGCGAGAAATTTATCAATTTTATTAACCAATTGTTTATGCGGTATCATGAAGAAATATCAAGCCAAAAAGAACAGCTTTCATGTGATCCGTCATCCAAATCCGATTTTTCTCTTTTAACTCACCAAAAAATAGTTCGCGATTATTTGAATATATATACCCCATATCGCGGTCTATTACTATATCACGGCCTGGGAAGTGGTAAAACGTGCTCCTCTATTTCAATTGCCGAAGGTCTTAAAACACATAAAAATATTATTGTTATGACGCCAGCATCTCTCCGTAGAAACTATATAGAAGAATTGAAAAAATGCGGTGACGATATATACAAGAAAAATCAATTCTGGGAGTTTATCGCAATACAAAGCCCATCAGATCCTATGATTCAGACATTATCTGCTATTTTAACACTTTCGCGCGAATTTATCACTCGTCAAAGAGGTGCTTGGCTTGTCAATGTAAAAAAACCGTCAAATTACGAATCATTGAATCGTGATGAACGCGTGAGCCTAGATGAACAACTCAACGCAATGATCGACGTAAAATACACATTTCTTAACTATAATGGAATGCGTATGAGTAATCTAAAAACGTTATCTGCTGACTTTAGTAAAAATCCTTTCTCGGACCACGTAGTAATCATCGATGAAGCCCATAACTTTATTAGCCGCATTGTAAACAAACTTAAACGCAAAGACACTCTTCCGATGCGCCTCTATGATATGTTGATGCAGGCCGAAAATATAAAGATCATTCTTCTCAGTGGAACGCCTGTTATTAACTACCCGAATGAAGTAGCCGTTATTTTTAATATTCTGCGCGGCTATATTAAAACATGGAAAATCCCACTTCAGATTGGAACTCAGGCAAAAATAGATAAGAAAGTTCTTGAACAGTTATTTGCCGGTGTGAATATATTAGACTATATCGATTATAATGACAGCTCTCGTGTTCTTACAATAACACGAAATCCATTTGGATTTGTAAATGTAAATGATCGCGGTGAATATGTTGGTGTTGTTAGAATCGCACCAGAAGGTGATTCCCCATATATTAGCGACACTGACTTTGAACGCCTTGTTCTTACGACGCTTCGTGGACGAGATATAAATGTTACTTCTGGAAGTATAACAATAGAAAATCATAAAGCGCTTCCAGATAATCTAGACATATTTAGATCCTATTTTATAGACGCCGAAACAGGGAACGTGAAAAATATTAATATGTTTCAGCGGCGTATTCTAGGTCTTGCTTCATACTTTAGAAGCGCACAAGAACAACTTATGCCGGCATACGAGAAGTCCGTAAACTTTCGTGTTGTGCGAATTCCGATGAGCGACCACCAGTTCGCCGCGTATGAGAAAGCGCGCGAAGCAGAACGGAAGCTGGAAAAGAAATCCCGGTCTAAACGCCCTGGCAAAGGAAAGGGAGGATCTGGTGCCGGTGGAGGTGAAGATATCTATGAGGACGCCGTATCCACATATCGAATCTTTTCGCGATTGTTTTGTAACTTTGTTTTCCCTACCGAAATACATCGCCCACTACCAAAAGAGGGTGAAGACGTAGAAGGAGCAATAAATGACGGAGCAAATGAAGAAGATGTAGATGCGATTAGACCTGAAGAACGGACAGAAAATTTAAATGGAGAACATACAAGCGATGATATTGAGGAAATGGCAGACAGTGTCGCAAAAAAAGTAGACGGCACATATTCGAAGCGCATTGAGATAGCCCTTTCTAAACTAGAAGCCGGTAAAATGCGATACTTGTTGAAACCACAAGATGGTGGTGAGTTACAGAATTATAGTCCCAAGTTTTTGGCAATGTTAGAGAATATACAGGATCCACAACATTCGGGGTTACATTTAGTGTATAGCCAGTTTCGTTCACTTGAAGGTATTCGTATTTTTTCTATGGTCCTAGAGGCAAATGGGTTTGCTCGTTTTCAAATAAGAAAAGACGCAACTAACAATTGGGTATGTGATATTCGCGAGGAAGATAATGGAAAACATATGTATGCTTTATATACCGGAACAGAAACAGATGAAGAGCGCGAAATTATACGAAACATATTTAATAGCACATGGGAATATGTGCCCGCAAGTATAAAGCAACAACTCCAGCAAAAATCAGGGAATAACTTCATGGGAGAAATTATTAAGGTTCTTATGATTACTGCTTCAGGAGCAGAAGGTATTAACTTGCGAAACGTCCGTTGGGTTCATATTACTGAACCATATTGGCAACCTGTCAGAATTGAGCAAGTTATTGGGAGGGCTAGGCGTATTTGTAGTCACAATGACTTGAAAGACGAGAAACTTCGCACCGTAAATGTAATGTTGTATATAATGACGTTTACACCACAACAAATGGCGGATGACTCGTCACTACAGCTTAGATTAAATGATGTGAGCAAGAAAAATCCGCAACAACCTTTATCAACAGATGAGTCGCTTTTTGAAATATCGAGCATTAAAGAGGAGATCAATCACCAATTATTATTGGCGATAAAACAAGCATCAATTGACTGTGTAATACATCGTGACTCTGCTTCAAAAGAGAGATTGAAATGTTTTTCATTTGGCAGCGTGTCTTCAAATAAGTTTGCCTTTTCTCCGGCGATTGAGAATGAAGAATCGGATGCTGCTTCGGCGCGAAATACAAAACAGACGACATTAAAATTGATTTCAATGGAGATGAAAATTGCTGGGGAAAATAAACAGTTTGCGTTTGATAAAGTTACAAATACAGTATATGATTGGGGAAGCTACCTGGTGGCAAAAGAAGTAGGGGGTGACCCACTTGTTGTTGGAAAATTGGTGAAAAATCCTGAGGGTAAGACGAAGTTTGTGCCAGTAACAGAAGCAACTTCAGTTGCGACACTAGCACCATCATCCTCATCATCTGGTGCGGTAGCGGCGCTAGCGTCTAAAAAGAAAGATAGTAGTAGCGGTAGCGCAAGTGGTGCTGGAGGAGTGGCAAGATCAAAACCATAAACTAGTATTATTATATTTTGTAGAGTATGATATAATGTATGATGTAAATACATTATATGATATGTTGTTTTATTAAAAATATAATATTTGTATCATATCATTCACTAATCACGTATTATATTTACTTTCTAAAAGGTTCAATATCCTATCCTGTATTCGTCTTATATCTTGTATTTCATTTTGTATAATATTGATTTTTTCATTTAATTTATGAGATTCTCCCGCACTTGCCATTTCATCTGTTTTTCGTCTCTCATAAATTCTCATCTCTAAGTTCGGATCATCCCTCTCGTCTCCTTCATCCTCCTCCATCCCTCCAGCCGCCATAATATCATCTAGCGTAACTGTATTATACGAATACTGGATATGTGATGATGGTGGCTTAACATCACCCGAAGACTTTTTGAGTTTTGACAAAAATGACAAACCCCCACTATTACCATTTTCATCTTCATTCCCAACATTAGTGTCAAGATACTCATTCATCCCTCCATTCACTTCCGCACCCATATTTACATCTTTGGAATATACAATCTCTTCATTTTCTGTTTCATTAAAAGACACATTTTTTTTCATAGATTCCTGTGGACGTTTAGGGACAGCGCCTCGCACACTAGATGCGATAGATTCGGGTTTGTTGGATTTATCTACCGGAGAAGGGATCAATTTATCTAGTTCACGTTCGCGTGAAGACAATGCTTCTGCCAATAAACGTTCCATCTCATTGCTCGATAGTTTATCATCAGTTATACTCTTATCTGTGAAATCAATATTATCTGGTTTTTTATTATTCAAGATATTATCCATTTCCGACTGTTTCTCTTTTAGACGAATCTCAAGTTCAGACATTCTATTTTTTTGTAAATCATCAGCTCGATATATTTCTTCTATTTTGGGTTTTTTAGTTGGCATTCCATTGGCGCTAACTGAACCACCACCACCACCACCACCACCAAACCGCGGAGGAACGGGCAAGTTTACAGGCGCAACTCTTTGCTCTGGTGCTTGTCTAATATTGATGGGTTTTTTTGGTTTTAACGCACCAATCTGTTCCACCATTTTTCTAATAACCGCTTTATTACTATTAGTGATCATTTCGGAAGCTTTTTGTTCGTAGTCATCGTCACCTTCGTCATTCTGGTCGAAAAATAGATCAAAATCTGGCTTCATAGATTGAATTGTATTTTCAAATTGTTTTTTAACATTGTCTACTTGTGTATTTGGCAAGTCTCTAAAAACACCACCTTCGTGTAATAGACCCCATATAATACTTTTATTTTCATTCTTTGTAAATTCGTAAAAAGACATCTTAGGCAATATAAATATTATAAGTATAATACGTTGTTTAATATTAATGACAACGTTTTATTTAATATGATTTTTTTAGTTTTTATTTATAGTTAGGTTATTAGATTGGCATTACTTTTAATGTAATTATTAATCCAACCAAATATATTAAAAATAGTTTCATTATTCATAATATAACCATAACTAAAATTAAAACTAAAATATTATGAACATACCAAATAGTTTTTATATAACAAACACGCGTTTATTGTTCTTTGATATTTTTTATAAAAATAATAAAATATATCTTATTATGCCTATCTACAATAAACCAGCAAATCCTTTACAGATAATCATCAGAGTAAATAATAGCGATCTACCTTTATCTGAATCATTTGTAAAAGACTCAAACGAGCCGGTGTTAATTTATGTATACAATGTTCCAAATGCGGACACCGAAATAGCATCGGAAATAGAAGTAGAAGTTAGTTGTTGTCAAATTACAAAAATATATACGCTCCAGCATATTATATCACCAACGCCCACAATGCCCACAACGCCCACAACGCCCTGCCAATATTTTCTAACATTAACAACTTTATTTCACAATGATTATACTATTTTCCCTCTTTTTTATAATTACTACAAGTCTCAAGGTGTATCTCATTTTTATATGTATTATAATGGAGTAATAACGCAACAAGTAAAAGATTTTTTTGAAGAATACGGTAGCGACAATATAACACTTATAGAATGGAATTTTCATTATTGGAATCCTCGCAATTTTAAATACTCTCATCATGCTCAACCGGCACAAATCCATCACGCTATATATAGATATGGTAAGAACGCGTCAGAGTATATGATATCTTGTGATCTTGATGAATATTTACACATTCCTATCCAAACAGAAAAGGAAAAAGACAGATACGCCCACAATGGTATCACAATAAAAAAATATATAGATAGTCATAGAGATATCGATATATTCGGATTTTGTAATATATGGGCAACTACACTAGACAATAAGTATCCGACCAAACCCGTTTTGCCAGATAAAATATTAACTGTAGAATCGATTAACCCTTATAAAGATAGGAGCAAAAATATATATAAATTAAATTCAATTCAAACCGTCGGAATACATCAAGTCGGAGAATCCGACCCTACCAGTTTTAATGAAAATCTAAAAAGTATTACTGACCTACAAATGTATCATTTTTATAATTGGTCAAGACACGAAAGAACTATAGAAAATTGTAATATTGTTGTATCACCGCCTACCGCGCCCTCGTCACAATTTACAAATCTTTATTAAAGTATTTATGTCGAAACTGTTCCATCTCTTCATCTGGAAATATATCAACAATAAAATCTTCTGGCTTCATATTATCACGAAGTAGATTTATAATCATAAAAAGGGCATACATACCACACTCTGTTGGTTTTTTCTGATGATGTTTATTATTTTGTATGTATCGTAAATCTATACCAACAGCTTTAGCTTGTTGTGTTATAGTCTTGATTAATCGTTTCACTTCTTTAGGAGGAGGATTTCCTGTGCTATCAAAAAAGAATATAAAATTCCTTGATAAGTCTACAAACATAGATATCCAATGTGAGCCGGATAAATAATGAGGATCTGTATTGAAAACAAAACCGATCTTCTTTTTACCATTGCGTATCGAAATATTCAAATCAAAATGGCACAACTCTTCCCATACACATTCGCCATACATTTTTGGAGCATCGAAATCAATAGGTGCCGCCCCTATAAAATCGAAAAAAGGAAACTCCTTTTCGTATTGTTTCATAACATTTTCAATGTCGATGCTGTTGAGCCATTCATTCGGATTCTTTTTCCAATCATCAGGGCTTTTGGGTGCGAAAGTATAATTAAGCATTTCTTTATCTATGCCTGGAGCGGCAAAGTTTTGTTTCAACCAGCATGACTCTTTATTACAAACACTTTTCATGTGATTTTTTAATGCTTCCCATATTTCTCTAGGTTCATTTGAAGATATAATAACATCAGGATGACGAGCATTCCATAAAGATTTCAATTTCATTAAAGATTCGTTGCTATAACATGTAAAGTCATTTTCTTGTATTTTAGGACTACATTTTAGTTTTATAAAACCATCCGGATGCCGCTGAATACTTTCATCTTCATCTACAATTTTGTGAATACGAGCTTGTCGGTTACTAGTAGGTATACGCATTATAGGACGCTTGCGTAAACGACTTTTCATTTTTAGTGTTTTTTTCCTAGATATAGAGCTACTATTTTTATTTGCTCTACTCTTTTTAGATCTGGTTTTATTTTTTTTATATTTTTTATTTTTATTTCTTTTATTTCCTTTATTTTTATTATCTCTACTATCTCGATTAAAACTTGCGTTCTTGGCAAATTCTAAAATAGATTGTATTTTTTTAGACTTCATTTGTAAATAATTTTATATATATATAAATAGCGTATTGAATACGTATATATATATACTAATAGTTAAAAATAAAAATAGAAATAAAAATAAAAATAGAAATAAAAATAAAAATAAAAATAAAAATAGAATTAAATAAAATAGAAATAGAAATAGAAATACACTAATCTGCCAAAACAACATTGTCAAGAGATAGTTCAATTTCACTTTTCTCTTTTTTACTAATTACAACATTTACACCATCGGGTGCCAAATGATTTAAACAAGCTTTTGGTTTTGAAAATTTTTTAATATCCTTCTTTTTATACTTGGGGTCTTTTAAATTAAAATCTTTTGTTTGTGGCACCACCATTTCTTCAGGCGGAGGCGCAGTTTTTATTACGAAATTATCAAGCGTTAATACTTTCTTGTCTATTTGCCGCATAAATAATTTATTGGCCTCGTTTATATCAATGTCATCTCTATTATTAGGAATATCACATACATCTTCGCTAATATTATTGATACTTGTATATTCACCTTGGATTGTATCCATTGTATCCTTGAATTTAAAATATGAAATACATATTCTAGCATACGTATTAAACGCATTTAAAATTAAGTCATCTTGTCCAAAACTATTATTAAATAAGATATCTTTTGTCATAGATATAATACGCTTTCTATAGAATCGTTTTTCCTTTTTTAACACAGAGTCGTGATCTAAATTATTTTTTTTCAAATATTTGTTATATGAGTCTGTATTTGCCATAATCTCCAGTGTAAGATAATCAATAGAATTAAATGAAATATCATAATTATTTTGGTTAGACACATTAACTATAGTCGCATTATCATTCATAATGCTTTTACTTATATCCGTTTCTTCCATTAATATGATAGATTAAAAAATATTATTATTCTAAACCCGAATAAATAATAATATTAATGACTAAACGTTATACAACAGATATAGTGTATATAATTTAATTTCACTACCCTGAATTAAAATGTTTTTCGCATTCAGGGACAATATCCTTAATTTCATTACGCGTATTATTATTGAAAAAATGATTTCCTAAATTATGTCTATTTGGATTGCGATGATCAAATACCTCGCGTTTAAATAATCCAGGGAATGGTTGCTTTATTGGCTTAGGCGGAATATAGTTTTTATAAAGATCACTAGAGGATGATGGAACATACTCTGCCTGCTGACAATCTTGTAAACCAAAAAACTGATTACGCAGCGTTGATTCAATATTTATATTATTAGAGAATCCAGACCAAGGTGCCATATTATTTCCAGGATTAAATGTAACGTGTGGACTAAAAATAGGATAACTATTCAGAGGAACTGTTGCTGGTTTACTTTGGTCTAAAATAGGCATGTATCCATACTTTGTAGAAACAGGAACTTGGTAGTAAAAAGGTTGAAGTGGTGCTGATGGAATATTTCTTGAAGATATTCTATTGTTCAAAGCATCCGTTCTTTCATTTTGGCATATAAACAATTTATCTACAACACCATACATTTTATTATCAGTATAAGCGGATGAAGCATATGACATTATATAGTTATTATATTATATTATAATATAATTTAATACTATTTATTATTATTTTATTATTAACGTTATTTTATTTTAAAAATGGGTTAAAGACATTAAACAATATAATATACCATCATCTATATAGTTTACTATTACAATAAGCATATAATTCAATGTGTGGTATTTTTTATGTTCAGCGGTTTTTACAAAATACGGACTCTGTTACCAAAACTCTTAATAAACAGCAACTATCTGACTTGGAATTATTTCAAAACGATTTTAGCAGCATAATTCACCGTGGTCCAGACAACAGTTCGTTTCTAAATGATGCTCAACCAGCAAAAAATTACGCGTGTATATGGGGGTTTCATCGTCTCGCAATTAATGGACAAACGCCGGAAAGTAATCAACCTTTTTTTATCAAAAACTGTCGTCTTATTTGTAATGGAGAAATCTACAACTTTCGTGATCTTATAAAAGAATTTAATCTTGAAGAAGAATACAAAAGTCAATCAGACTGTGAGATCATTATTCATTTATATAAAAAAATTGGTATCCGTGATATGTTACGGCGTCTTGATGGCGTATTTGCTCTCGTTTTACATGATTATGAAACGGCGACAACATATATTGCGCGTGATCCTGTAGGTGTTCGCTCACTATTTATTTCCGGATATGATTATACGTATAGAAACAGTATAGTTGTTTCTAGTGAGTTAAAGGCAATCAATGAGTGTTATCGTGCTTATGCTAAACAATTTCCACCTGGTTGTTATGGTATGTATTCTAAAAATACAACGTTTGATAATTCGAATACTCCTTTTTTTAACTTTTATAGTTTCTATGAAAATGTATCAATCTCGCAAGATAACGCGACATTAGATGTTAAAAGAGTATATAATTATCCTACTATAGAAGATACTGAAGACAATATTTGTGCGAAAATCTCTACTCTGTTTGAGGAAGCCGTAGTAAAACGCCTCATGAGTGATCGCAAAGTAGGTGCGCTTCTTTCAGGTGGTCTGGATAGTTCGTCAGTTGTCGCAATTATGTGTCGCCACATGCCGGCAAAAGATTTAAATACGTATAGTATTGGCCTGAAAGGGTCGACGGACTTGTTATGGGCACGAAAGGTGGCAGAATACTTGGGCACAAATCATCACGAAGTTTGTCTTACAGAAGAGGAGTTTTTGGGCGCAATAGAGGGAACAATTAAACAAATCGAGAGCTATGATACAACGTCCGTTCGTGCGTCAATTCCGAATTATTTGGTAAGCAAATATATTTACAAAAATACCGACGACTGTGTTATTTATTGCGGGGATATGTCGGATGAGATTTTCGGATCATATCGCGGATTTATGAAAGCGCAAAGTGAAGAGGATTTTAAACGAGAAAATGAACGCATGGTCCGCGATGTATGCTATTTCGATTTATTGCGATCAGATAAGAGCATTAGTGGCGCTGGCCTTGAAGCACGAGTTCCATTTGCGGATAAGAAGTTTCTACAATATGTAATGAGTATTCCGCCACGATATAAGATGTTCAATGATGAACGAATCGAAAAATATATTTTTAGGAAAGCTTTTAATGGACTTTTGCCGGACGATATTCTATGGCGCAGAAAGGAGGCATTTAGCGACGGTGTAAGTGGACACGAAAGAAGTTGGTTTCAGATTATTCGGGAGTATATCGACACACAGGTGACAAACGAAGAATATGAAAAATATAAAGCATTTATTCACTATACTGATGTATATAATGCGCCATATGATAAGGAAAGTTACTATTATAGAACTGTGTTTGAGAAATTTTATGCGGCATGCGAAAAAACAATTCCTTATTTTTGGCGACATCCATTTTGCGAAGAAAAGGACCCGTCTGCGCGGCTTTTACAGTGTTATAAAGCAGAGGAGTAATGCTTCGCAATAATAATCGATCCTAACAAAGTAATAAAGTAGTAGACAATTTTATGATGTTTTACAGAAATAGAAAATAAATTGACATGACAAGAAATAGCAGAACATAAGTATCCTAGTGTAATCATGACAACAATTGGTAACGGTATTTTTACATCATTATTTACTAGTAGTATAAAAAGAAAAATTATACCAAGAGTTATATTTATTTTGGCAAACTCTTTTAAGTTTATCATATCATATAATATAGTAAATATTTATTATATGATTTCATTATAAATAACGTATACTTATAGTAATTTTACGCGTATTGTTTCAAAATAAGAAAAATACCGCCTAAAGATATTGCGTAATTGTATAAATTATGGTTCACTACTTGTGAATTGTTTTTGGATTTACAGAAAAACGCCAATCCAAGAGAACCAACAGTAAGCAGCAAGATCACAGACATAGGAATGTTTACACTGTATGTAAACTGAAGGTAGAATAGGTATAAAATACCGATAGTGCGCAAGGCCATAAAAAACTCTTTATAGTTCATCATTTTATATTATATGTTATTAAAAAAAATATTTAGGCATATTTTTTTTATATTACAATACCATATTTATCCATATTTATAGTATAATAATATAGTTATAGTATATAAAACAAGAATGGTGTGCCCGTTTCAACAACAACAAGCAGCGCTAACACAAATGGGCGGTGGTTCAAGGCGTAGAAAACATGGAACGAAACGCCGTCGTTCAAGAGCTTCGCGTAAAACCTGTAGACACGGTCGTAGACACGCATGTCGTTGCCCCGGTGGCTGCACGCGTTCAACATGCCCTTGCTACAAAGGCTCAAAACGTGGTTGTTCTAATAAATGTCGCGGACGCGGATGCCGTTGTTAACGCGTATTATAGATATTACAGATATTACACATTTTATAATTACCACCCAATTTGGTTATTATAAAAAATTGATAAACATAATAAACACTAATTGATATATACAATTAAACCAACAAATATTCAGTGTTCAAGATTATCAGATCAAGTAAAAAATGTCAATCTCCGCTGTCGTTCCAAAATACGATACTTCATTTCGTCTATTCGACTTTAATATATTTGATGAAAAACGCGACAAAAATGATGATGCCGATGGCGAGGGCGATGAAGGCAGCGATAGCGACGGCGCAAAGAAATACAAAAAAGATGAAAAGTTCACAACAATTCAAATGTTCGGTCTTAATGAAAAAGGCGAAACTTGTGCTATATTTGTTCGCGATTATCAACCATTCTTCTATATCAAAGTCGGCGATGAATGGTCAATACCCCAAAAATCCGCATTTATTTCTCACCTGAAAGAGAAAGTTGGCAAGTTTTACCAAGATTCAATTCTTGATGTTGAATCAAAGCTGATAAGACGTAAAAAATTGTATGGTTTTGATGGTGGAAAGGAGCACAAGTTCATTCTTATTAAATTCAAAAATGTAGCGACAATGAATAAGGTAAAAAATATGTGGTTTCAGGTCAAAGCAGGGAAACAGGTATTACGCCGCGATGGTTATATATACTTTAATACAAAGACAGAAATTTATGAAGCAAATATTCCACCCATTCTGCGTTTCTTCCACGTTCATGACATCAGTCCATCTGGATGGATCGGATTTGAAACTAAACGCGCTAAACAACTTCATGGAGGTCGCAGTATCCAATCGACCACTTGTAAGTATGAATATGAATTAGCATCACGGGATATTATACCCCTCAATGATAAGGAAACCATTGTGCCATATAAAATTTGTAGTTTTGATATTGAGGCGAGCAGCAGTCATGGCGACTTTCCAATTCCAATCAAAACATATAAAAAACTTGCTACAAATATTGTAGATGTTTGCGATGCTGTGTGTCGCAATACAGGAGCTACATCCGGAGCCGAAGCTATGGAACATATTACTCCCGCACTACTGCGACAACTCGTGTTTACTGCCTTTGGGTATGGCGCACCAGCACACCCTGAGATTGACCGAATATACACAAAGATTAAAGTGTCGGAGCAGCGCCTTGCTACACTATTTGATGTATGGATAAACTATCATATACCTGATATTAAAGTGAATGATGCTTTGAAGGATATTAACACGATTGAGAAAATGTTTGAAAAAATATCAGAGAGCAATAACGCGAATGCCGGTGACGATGACGGAGGTGATGATGACGATATTGTAGAAGAAGAATATAAAGATGTTGAAGAGATTGAAGAGATTGATGAATACGGCGATATCGGAAACAATGACAATGATGATGCTCGCGATAGAAATGAAGAAGATAAATCGGCAACAGATTTACTTATGGCATATGCTGGTATTAAACTGAAATCAGCGTCAGCCCCAGCATCAGCAACAACAACAACAAAAAAGTCAAAAAAAACAAAAGAACCCGAACAAAAAGAAATACCAAAGGAGACAGTTATTCATCTTCTCACTTCTTCACCTGATAAAATGGATCGCGAAACAAAAATAAATATGTTGAATATATCTCTCCAAGAAATATTCCCGCCGGTTGAAGGCGACAAGGTAACATTTATAGGTTCAACATTCCTGACATATGGTGAGAAACGCCCCTACCTCAACCACTGTATTGTTGTCGACACATGCGACACATTGAAGGATGAGGTAGCAAATTCGGAGATCGAGACGTATAAAACGGAGCGCGAATTATTGCTTGCCTGGACGCGACTCATACAGCGAGAAAATCCTGATATTATAATTGGCTACAATATTTGCGGTTTTGATTATGAGTTTATGTTTCGACGTTCGCTGGAAAATTCGTGCGAAAATGATTTTCTAAGATTGTCGCGGAACAAGGGCGAGTTTTGCGGGACGCGTGATTATACTACAGGCAAAGTATGTATTAAAGAAAGCAGTATTGTAATTGCGAGTGGACAACACGATCTACACTATATCGATATGACAGGGCGACTCCAGATAGACTTGTATAATTATTTCCGTCGTGACTTTAATCTGACGTCATATAAATTAGATTATTGCGCTGGTTATTTTATAGGCGATGGCGTGAAAAAGTTAGAGCATCTTCCAAATGGAAATACAAAAATCAGCAGCTCAAATTTGATGGGTCTTGAAAACGGGAATTATATTAACTTTGAGGAGTCGAGTCATTCGACGGATACATACAAGGATGGTGCGAAGTTCAAGGTTCTCAACTTAAACCTAGCCGAAAAAACATTCGAGATTGAAGGTCACGAACAACCGGATATGAAAAAGTCAGTGCGCTGGGGTCTAGCCAAAGATGACGTAACACCGCAGGATATTTTCAGAATGACGAATGAAGGACCCGCCGAGCGTGCTATTATTGCGAAATACTGTATTCAGGATTGTAACTTGGTTCATCATCTTATGAACAAAATTGATGTGATGACTGGATATATTGAGATGGCGAAAATCTGTAGTGTGCCAATTAGCTTCCTCGTTTTGCGTGGACAAAGTATCAAGCTCACCAGTTTTATTGCGAAGAAATGCCGCGAGAAGCGCACGCTTATGCCAGTTATTGAGCGTTCATTTGGGAACGAGAGTTATGAAGGCGCTATTTGTCTCCCACCGAAATGTAATCTGTATCTTGACAATCCGGTCGCCTGTCTGGATTATTCGTCGCTGTATCCATCCTCAATGATTAGCGAGAATCTGTCACAAGACAGCAAAGTGTGGACAAAGGAGTTTGATTTGGCGGGGCAATTGGTTCGCGAAACCGGCGTGAAAGATCCATCGGGAAATTATATCTACGATAATCTGCCAGGATATGAATATGTGAATGTGACCTATGATACATATAAGTGGGTGCCGAATCAGCGAGGACGAGCAATCAAGACACTTAATGGGACAAAGATTTGCCGATTTGCCCAGCCCAAAGATGGAATCAAGGCGATTATGCCGACAGTGCTTGAGGAATTATTGGCAGCCCGCAAAGCTACTCGCAAGCTCGCAGAAGCAACGGAAGATCCCTTTATGGCGAATATTTTAGATAAACGGCAGCTTGGTTATAAGGTAACGGCAAACTCGCTTTATGGACAGTGTGGTGCGAAAACGAGCACGTTTTACGACGTGGATATTGCGGCATCAACCACGGCGACAGGTAGGAAGCTGTTGACATATGGGAAACGGATTGTGGAGGAGGTATATGGGGATGCGAAAGTAGAGTCGAAAAAGTTCGGATTTGTAAATACAAAAGCTGAGTACATATATGGTGACACGGATTCTGTATTCTTCACATTTAATCTTGCTACATCAGACGGGACACCGATTCGTGGAAAGGATGCGTTAGAGATTACGATTGAGTTTGCGAAGGAGGTCGGTCATCTTGCTACGAAATTCCTGAAGTCGCCACATGCGTGGGTATATGAAAAAACGCTAATGCCGTTTTGCCTCCTTTCGAAGAAGCGATATATTGGAATGCTATATGAAGACAAGCCGGAAAACCCAAAGCGCAAAAGTATGGGTATCGTATTGAAGCGACGAGACAATGCGCCAATTGTGAAGGATATCTATGGAGGCGTAATCGATATTTTGATGAAGGAGCAAAATGTCGAGACAGCAATTACATTTCTCAAATCGTCATTACAAAATCTGGTAGATGAAAAGGTTCCAATGGATAAGCTTATTATCACAAAGTCGCTGCGAAGTGGATATAAGAACCCGGCACAAATAGCGCATAAAGTATTGGCAGACCGTATGGGCAAGCGCGATCCTGGTAATAAGCCAAGTATCGGAGACCGTATTCCGTTTGTATATATCCAAAATCCGGATAAGAAAGCACTACAAGGCGAACGAATCGAACACCCTGACTATATCACGGCGAATAAAATAAAACCGAATTATGCTTTCTATATTACGAATCAGATTATGAAGCCGATACAACAGGTGTTTGCGCTTGTGTTGGAGAATATTCCGAGTTATAAGAGACAGGTGCCAGCATTGAAGCGGTCGATGGAAGCGTGGACGGATAAACTGCTAGATGGCGAGGATGAGGAGAAAGTGAAGAAGAAGATAACGGATCTCAGGAATAAGGAGGTTAAAAAAATACTATTCGACGAATATTTGATAGAGATAGATAATTCAACAAAAGGGAATCAGAATATAATGAATTTCTTCAAGAAGAAGACGTAATCTTATTGTATATTTACAGTCGGACATAACGCAGTGCGCTTGTATATATTTTTTTTTCACCACGACTACTTGTTCCAACTGTAACACCTGCTTTACGATCCAAACTAGCCAATGTATCATCTAGTTTAAAATTATAATCTTGTGGCCATTCTTTATCCCTTGGATTTATCCATCGTCCATTATCAAATGTATGTTCCAAGAATACTTCAGGAAGATAAAATGCGCTAGCGAGAAGACCGTGCCATCCTCGTATGAATTTATCTGGTGCTGTTTGCGTGTCTCTATATAAGTATGTGACTGTGCAGTATTTTATTGGCACATTCAAGTCACTAGCACTACCCTTTGTAAGCCTGCTGTCAGATTGCCCTTTGCGAACAACGTCAGTAATAAGTTCTTCTTCTTCTTTCTTCGTCCATTTTTTACCGCTGCCGCCCTCATCAAACCATTTCCCAAGACATTCGCGCCCAGTCATATTTGCGTCATAACATGTGACAAATATTCCATCAGGAAGTCTACTGTTACCACTACCCACGATATGTTCGTCACGCAACAAGAAAGAAAGATATCCGACACCTTTCACACCTGGACTTCGCGTCCGCCCTACCCACTGAAGCACAGGTTGCGCTGTCGCAGGTAAAAAAGAATATAAACGCGTAAATGTATCATGATGATCTACAATATCAATACACTTTGGGGGAGGGCTGGCATTATGTATAATAGAATTCGCAGCACAATTCTCCAGTTCGTATGCCGTTTGTAAATTTAAAAAGTGTGAAAAATCTGCCGATACAATTACAAGTGAATCACGGTATTCATTGCGAGTTAATCTTGGCAATGTTGTTGTTACAATATTGTAGGGTATAAATTCTATATTGCGTGTATTTATTTTCCATATTTTTTCAAATATAGTTAGACAAGATTTATAGGGGACCTCATATTCGTGCGCCGTCTTGTGTGTTTCACTGGAGTTTGCTGGATAAAAAAGTATATACACTCTTGAGAACCGCTTTGTTGGTTTAAAACGCATCGTGTGCGCAATGATTTGCCCTGTATATTCGGTGCCAGCATGTGGGAGGACATAGCCATTTAAATCTGGTAACTCTATTATATTAAATGAAGTAGTAAAATGTTTTAATATGTCTCTTTCATTAAACCACATAGTTGTTATATAATATAATATAAATATAAAAAAATATCCAATATCCAATATCAAATATCAAATATCCAATATCCAATATCCAATATCATCTTACCTCCTCAGCATGAGCTGAACAGCATACGCCCCAAGAACAGCCCACATTGTTATGATTACATTTGAACCTTCGGTCATAAGCCAGCGCAAAGCAATACAATGTGGAGCGGAAGTCATAAAAGGCGATAGTAACAATCCCATCATAGTTAATGGCATACAATACATTGGATATAAATGAGCAGCTCCATAGTGTAACAAAATCCACATAATATAGAATCCAAGTATTGAATATAATCTTTGTAATACACATACTATAAAGTTATATACTCCTTTCAAGAAACGCCCATACCACGAGTCCATTGTCAATCCCATTTTCCAGTCAAAATTGATGTCCCATCCAAACCCGTAATCGTCATCATTGCGAGGATACATAAAGAATGAGCTTTTGGGCATTGTTGTATAGAATATGAAAGATACTTTTTGTTATGCGTTACAATATTACTTTATTGAATTATACAAATTAATATAATTCAATTTTTCGTATACCTTATATTTTATATTATTTTATTTTATATTTTTATTTTTATCAGTCTAAATCCATATTATCATTTTGATTATTTGTATTATTTGTATTATTTGTATTATTTGTATTATTTGTATTATTTGTATTATTTGTATTATTTGTATTATTATCTGTTGGTGGTGCTGTAGTAGATCTAGATAACCCCCTCGATAATGTGTTTGAAAATAGTTGAGACAACTGAGGAATAATATACGAGTTACTCAATTCGTTTAAATCGTTTAACTGCGAGTCGTATGTATCAGAATTGTGTGGCATATCAAAAGAAAATACAATAGAATCATTATTTACGTTATCTACAGAGAGATTAGGTAACTGATTTAAAATATTATTTATATTATTTGCTCTATTATCGCTACCATTTGAATGTCCTTGTTCCGATGTCACTGGTGTGGGAGTGGGCACTGATGTTGTATTATTTAAACCGTTCACTATATTATTTCTAATATTATTGAATAAATTTGTAAAATCGGAATTATTTGTAGATGCTGGTTGATCTACATTTTCAGAAGGATTCGTATCACCAACTGGTTCGGTTTCTACGATTGAAAGACGACACAATGGACATGTGGAATGTGTTTCCATCCACGCCATCATACGAAAAGGGATAAAACAATGCTTACATCTTTTCAATCTCAATACAATGGAATCACTCGTAAATGGGGATATAGAAATAGGACATTCTGTATTTAATATATCATTGGTTGGTATAGATCCATAATTTATAATTTCTGTATGTTCTTCAACTTGATGTATTGTTAGACCATTTATACCTCTGTTTTGAGACGAACTTCTTAACCCTGTATTATTTGGATCTATAATTACAGTTCTTGGAATAATAGAATAGAACATATCTCCCATATTAAATAGTCTATTTGTATTTGGTAGTCTGTCTCTTTGTCTTTGTGTATTATTATTGGCATTACTAGCGTTATTTGTATTATTTGTATTATTTGATGAATTTTGTATTTCTCCTTCATCTCGCCCATGTCCGACATCTACTTCTTCTTCATTGGAAGATAACAAAGCCTCTCGAATATTCCTTTGCCTTGATGTATATGACCGTAACCTTCTTTCCCTCTGCGTTTCCAACAATTCCGAAAACCCTTCTTCAATTTGCGAATACATATCTTGTGTTCTCGATACAAACGTGCTAAAATTAGTGATCATTGATAAATATCCATATTCAAAATCCATATTAAAAGGACTATCATATGTAGAATGACGCGTAGTATAACCTCTGTTTGGATTATCATGAGAAACATGATTTCTTCTACCTGTATCGTTATTCATTGATCTACTTTACAAATAAGAAAATATCAGCAAATATAATATTATATATATTAAATATGTTTAAATATTAAATACTATTAAATATAAACCATAGTAGAGATAACTATAAAACAACTTAACTTAATTTTAACTACAATGACAGAAACTCACAAAAAAAAAGAAGACACAACTAGATTTGAAAAATATAGTGGGATGGGTATAACGGGTCTAGCAAATCTCGGCAATACTTGTTTTGCGAATGCTTGTTTACAGTGTCTTTCTCATACATATGAGCTAAATGACTTTTTATCAAAAGGAGATGGTGACTATAAAAAACATTTAAGCAATAAACCTGAATCAGTATTATTAGTAGAGTGGGATGATTTACGAAAACTAATGTGGAGTCAGAATTGCGTCATTTCACCTGGTCGGTTTATTAACACGGTTCAGCGTATTGCCAAGATTACAAATCGCGATTTATTTACAGGTTGGTCACAAAATGATCTACCCGAATTTTTACTTTTCTTGTTTGACTCATTTCATAATGCTTTGACGCGCGAAGTAATTATGGATATTAAAGGAAATATTAAAACAAAGAAAGATGAAATGGGGAAAGCGTGTTATGAAATGATGAAAAAGCAATATACCAAAGATTACTCTGAATTTTTGAACATATTTTTCGGAATACATGTTTCGGTATTGACGCCTATTCCTCAACAAACCCAAACTCAATCAAATCCGGCAAATTCATGCGATACAACATATCTAAGCATACGCCCCGAACCATATATGTTAATACACTTGCCAATTCCATCAAAAGAAGAGTTACATATTGAAAAAACTGATAAAAATGTTACATTATTTAACTGTTTTGATAAACATTGTGAACGAGAATCTTTAGAAGGCGATAATGCCTGGTTTAACGAAACCGAAAAAAAGAAACAAAATGTAAATAAACGTCTCTTATTTTGGAGTCTACCAAATATTATGATTATAGATATTAAGAGATTTATTCCGTCTTATGCCACTGGTAGAATGAAAAAGAATCAACAATTTATAGATATTCCCATAAGCAATGTAGATTTTTCAAAATATGTTGAAGGATATGCCAAGGAAACTTTTATCTACGACTTGTATGCGATTTGTAATCATCATGGACAAATTGATGGTGGGCACTACAGCGCAACTATAAAAAATTCAAATGGTAAATGGTATAACTTCAATGATACCCAAGTAAAGGAGATTTTAATAAATGATAATATAATTAGCGGAAATACACCATATTGTCTTTTTTATAGGAAAAAAAAATTTAATTGAATTATATATATATATATAATAAATATAGAATAAATGAGTAGTATAAGTTATAATTCATTGTCGGGGTTACAAGGAGATCCATTAACCTATATAAGCCAAATGGCTACTTCAGGTAAAAGGAGTCTAGATTCTTCGTCTGTTTCTACACGTATTATTATTTTGATTGCTTTTATTGTTATAATGATTTTATACTATGTATTATTTTCATCTTTAGGAAATAATAGTGGAGGTAGTAGCTCTGGTTCTCAATCGGGTGTAGAAAGCGGAGGTAAAAGAACACTTGAAGTTATCTTATGGAGTATTTTTGTTATTCTTTTGATTATAAACGGGTTTCAATACTTTTTTAATGTAAATGTAACGGCGTCTATAAAAGATATCTTCACTGATCAACCAAAAGTAGATATTACTGTTCAAGAGCCTCCGAACGAGAGCGTCGTTCCAGAATTAAAGTTAAAAAAGGAAGCCTATAATATTCCCGATAATCGATTTACATATGATGATGCCAAAGCGATTTGTATGGCATACGGTGGTGATTTAGCCACATATAATCAAATCGAAGAATCATATAACAAAGGGGGTGAATGGTGTAACTATGGATGGTCTGATGATCAAATGGTGCTGTTCCCTACGCAAAAAAAAACATGGGATAAATTACAAACCATAGAAGGTCACGAAAATGATTGCGGACGTCCGGGCGTTAATGGAGGGCGTATTGATAACCCCCAGGCAAGATTTGGTGTGAATTGTTATGGATATAAACCGATCATAACCAGTGCCGAACAGAATGCGATGCAGAACACACCGGTTTATCCTACAAGTATGAAAGATATCAACTTACAGAAGAAGTTAGATTATTGGAAGAAACGTGTTCCAGAATTTTTACTGTCACCATTTAATCATAACAGCTGGAGTATATTGGGATAATACATTTTAAAATCATTTTCATTATGTTCATCATGTTCATCATGTTATATCATATCATGCGATATCTTGGGATATCATATGATAAATATTACTTATTCGGCAAATCTAACCTTTTTTGTTTTCTTATTTTTTTGCTTGATTTTCGCATTATCTCCCGCGCTTGCCGTTTCATCCTTTTTTCCAACCTTGGATTTTGAAGGAGTGCCGCGAACCTTGCGTGTCTTCTTATCATATTTTCTGCGTGAATCCGGTGATACAAGTTCAAGTAACTTATCATATAAAGATTCATCAATAACACTATCATCGCCTTCATGATCACTCTCGTCACTATTATTATTTGATTTGCTTTTTTTGTTTCCTTTGTCTTCTTTTACAATTTTGTGATTGAAAACTTTATGCTTCGTTATAGGGTGGCAATAGTATAACCCTGATGGAACTACTAAATCTTCCATAAGTTTTGCCGTTTTGATATCATATTCGCTTGTTTTTCTATCTTTATTTGGCTGTCCACCACTACCTCCACCTCCATACTGAACATTCAATGTAGAGTTAAGAAGAGCATTACTTATTTTATATCCACAGCTCATAATACCGTCGGATTTTCTATTAAATACAAGATCGCTTGCTCTTAACGGCAATATACTTCCTTTTCCTCCTGCTTGTTCCATTATATGTCGGTCGTATTTTATTTATATTTACCTATATTATGTATATAAATTATGTTAAATATATTTTATATTATTTAACGTTATTATATTATAAGGTCAAATAGGATAAACCTAGTTATAATATCTCTTTATCTCGGGGACTACCTTTTGTTCGCGTTTATTTTTAATATATTCCATAATTTGCTTTACTTGTTGTTGGTTGGCAATAATCTCTCCTAAACATTTCTCTAAGAATCCCAATGTAATAGGCGAGGTCTGTTTTGTTTCACAGAATTTTAATTTACCGTCAGAAATATTAATAAAATTATTATTCATGTCATTCTCTTGAACATAATCCATTATTTTGTCTTCTAAATCATTTTTACGGGTCCGAAGATCTTTCAACTTGTCATTTATTTTTTTCAACTCGTTATCTAATTCAACCCACGATTGAATCGATTTTTCTATATTGCTAGGATATTGCGCGGCCATTTGTATAATACTATACGAAATTATGATTATTATATTATAACAAATAATATCTAAATCTTTTTAGACATTATTATTTCATCTATCAAAATGTATTATTATAATAATAGAGTAAATTACCGTCTATGTTTTCTAGTGTGAGAACCAGATCTACGGTGTTTCTTACCATACGTTTTGCCATACGTTTGCTGAACAGCTAATAAACCAAGAGGAACAAGAGCCTCCTTCAACAGCGCGCCAAATGTCGCAAACATACCACCGGTTTGTGCCTGCCCTTGTGCCTGTCCTTGTGCCTGTCCTTGTGCCTGCCCTTGTGCCTGCCCTTGTGCTTGCCCTTGTGCTTGCGTCATTCGTTTACTACGTGTTCGTGCTCCCATTTTACCACGACGTCTACGCCTGGAACCACCACCACTTTGAGCACCTCCCTGACCAGCACCCTCCATCGCATATTTGTTCATAGCAACTGACGCGGCCATCCCCGTAGCACCACCAGTAATTTGCTTCATAGAACTATTAAACGCCGACGCAGCTGCTGCCGGTCCACTACCACTGACTGATGTATTCCAACTTGTTCCGCTATCATGTGGATACTTTCCATATTCTAAAGGAGCCAAAGCGCCACCGCGCCGCCCGCGCCTGTGACCCTTATGTCTTTTATTGTGACTTTTTTTTGCCATTTTAACTATTATATTATCTAATTAGAAAAAATAAAAATCCATAAATCAATATACCAAATATATCTAACTAGACTAAATACTTTTACTTTTTACTAACATAAAAAATATGCCTAAAACCAAGAAGAAGCTAATTACTACAAGTAATAGTGACAAATAAATATATGGATATATTTCTTCTAAAATAAGGCTAATAATTGGTTTAAATAAATTTTTTAGCTCTTTTTTAACTTCATCTTTTTTAATAAATTCCAAACAGTATTCCGATATTTTATCTTTCATCTCTTTCATTTTTGAAGAATATATTATTTTATTAAAATATTATTATTGTGGTAGTTTTGCGTGTTATTATTATCTATATTTTCTCTTTATGGATTAAATGGAATTTAATTCATCGGCAAAAATCTGTACAACATATAATGATTATGACTTTAGCAAGATAGTTCTAACTGACCCAGAAATTTTAAATGGAGGATCTTTCTTTACAAAATTAAATGTAGACAACAGTATGTTCTATATACAAACTCCTAAATGTGTTTCTAAACAAGGTTTAACAATTACAGCAGGTAAAAAATCATACATTGATCTTATGTTCTCTAATGAACATTCAGACTTTATCGGATTTATCGAAAATTTAGAAAAGATATGTATTGAAAAAATATACTCTAAGAGAAACTCTTGGTTTACCAATGATATTGATCAAAGCGATATTGAAAACGCATTTACATCAGCATTAAGATCATTTAAATCGGGAAAAAATTATCTATTGCGCGCCAATATTGCTTCGTCCAAAAATATGCTTAAACTACCATCTTGTTTTGTTTTTGATGAAAATGAAAAACAACTAACACTAGATGATATAAAACAAGAACAAGAATTAATAACAGTTTTAGAAATACAAGGTATTAAATTCACATCTAAAAGTTTTCAGTTTGAAATATTAATGCGACAAGTTCTTATTTTATCCGATAAACCAGTTTTTCAAGAATGTGTGATTAAACGTAATCAAGTTACGAGCATACAAAATAATACTACACCTTTACCTACTATACTTTCTTCTACTGTATCACAAAACTCAACTATAACCGAAGAACAACAAAACGCTAATGTAAATACACCTTTAACCAATGATACAATGACCGAATCGCATAATAATACTAAACCTGTTCCTGCTACACCTATTATGGTATCAATTGCTAATAAAAGTTTTAAAAACGGTGAGTATGAAGATGATAAAAAAAATATAAACGTAGAAATAGATAACGAAGATGTAAATAATAAAAATACGGTTGAAATTTTGGATGATAAAAAAAAACAAGGAACTTTAGAGAAAGAGAAAGAGAGCCATAATGATAAACCAAAAATCCCAGAATTTACCGATATAATGGAATTAACAGATGCTGATTTAGAGATAAAAAATGATGAAAGTGTCAAAATAAAACCAGCAAATGATATTTATTATCAACTATATCGTGTAGCAAAAGAAAAAGCACGCACCGCAAGAAAATTAGCATTCGACGCTTATTTAGAAGTAAAAAAGATAAAAAAAACATATATGCTGGATGATTCTGATTCTGATTTTAGTAATTCATCGGAATCCGAAAACTCCGAAGATTCAGAAGAATCGGACGGATCGGTTGAAGCTTAGTAAATATACAGATAACTACAAAACTTAAAATTCCATCTATAAAATTTTAAATTATATTTGTCATATTTTATAATTTTATTTAATTACTTAAGGCAGTTATTTGTTATTTATAATTTGTAATTTGTTAATTGTTAATTAATATTAAAATTATAAAAATATTTTATCATTTATTTTATATAACGATGCTTCGAGAATTACAGAAAACTTTTAAGGCACATCACATTCTTTTACTTTTAGGAGGAATTATTCTTATTTATGTGTTGTATAACTATTCCTCAAACAAGAACTTCTACCCCGAAAATATGGCCCCCAAAAATAGACGTGGCGGCAGCGGCTCGGCGCAATCAGGAGGTCCTAGACAACCATCAGGCGCAAATGATGGAACATTTTATGTAGACTATGCTCCCGTAAATTCTAATGACAGCAACTTAGCCGGTCTCCCCTCTAACTGCACCGGTCAGAACACTAATGCTCCATCTGACCTTCTTCCCAGTGACAATAATGGTAGTTGGGGTCTGAAACCTCAAGGCACTGGCGATTTCTTGGGTGTTAACTTTCTTAACTCCGGTTATTTAATTGGTGTCGATACCATTGGTAGCACTCTTAGAAACGCTAACCAACAACTCCGTTCTGAGCCCCCTAACCCTCAAATCATTGTTAGCCCTTGGGCTAATACCACTATTGAACCTGATCCTTTCCGTATGCCCCTTGAAATCGGTTGCGGCCCTCAGTAAACGTTTAGGAAAACAAAAAGAATAATAAGTTAATTATTATATAACTTTTATAAGTTAACTTATTATTTATTATTCGTATAGTATATACACCTTATCTTACCATAATATACTATGGATTTAAATATATATGGATATATACTTTCTATACTTATTGTTATAGTAATCATTAAATATTATTTTGATTCAGATTTGGCAAATCTGAATTGTATAACATCGAGTGTAGATGGCAATAAATATTGCGTTCGTCAACGTCTTCAGCAGGAAATGGCAGCTGATTTACTAGCAACTGTTACACAAAGTATGAAAAAATTGGTAGATTATATGCATAGAAACTATCCAACCTATGAAAATGTTCAGCGTTTAGTTAAAAATTTTAATCCTAAAAAAATAATTGAAAATGATCCAGAAGACGAGCATACTGCTTATAGTGAAAATAAAGGCGAAAAAATTGCCTTCTGTTTGACAAAAAGTAAAACAGATGAAAAATTAATTGATAAAAATACATTAACATTTGTAGCAATACACGAATTGGCTCATACAATGACTTTATCTATTGGACATAAAGAAGAATTCTGGAATAATTTCAAATTTTTATTAGAAAACGCAGTAAGAGCTCATGTTTATACAGCGGTAGATTACGCTAAGACACCCATTCAATACTGTGGAATATTAATTGATGAAAACCCTCTTTATAAAAAATAATTTATTTTTTTGGACATTATATATACATTTATATATAAGAAATTATATATAGACATATATAGGAATTTATGAAGATATACAATAATAAATTATTAATAACTGTTTTTTTTATATGTATTTTTATTTTTGCGGCATATAATATTATATCGCCAGCGTGTAGTAGCTCACTTATACTTGAAGGCTTTGATACAAGTGATGTATCTAATATAACAGAAAACTCTAACATCGGTGATGAATATAGTATGTATACAGGAAATGCCAGTAATACAAGTCCTTTTGCCTTTAAATACGATTCATCTAAGTTACCATTGTTTTCGAATATTTTTGGAAATAAATGTCTTTTAGGTTGTGTGAGTCCAACGTCATCGATTGATGTAGATAATAATAGGTGTACAGAAAATGTGAATATGTTAAACTCGAGTAGAACATATAAAAAATGTCCATGGAAATGCGTTCCAGACATACTAGAAAAAAGGCCAGAACTAAAATCAGTTTATGCGCCATATTTAGAAAAGGGATATCCTATATGTGAAAAAAAAAATGAAATTAATCATTGTTCAGGATGTATTCCAGATGCCTATTTTTAATTTTTTAACTAATTCTATGTTCTCTACAGTAGCAATTAGCGGATTCATATTCATTATACCATCTACTACAATATTGTAATATTTATTCACTGGTTTAAATACCAAATAGTAAACATTCACATAAGATATACCATCATGATCTTCGCATTTACATATTTTTGCTTCAATGGATTCAAGACTATATAGATTCATATTTTCTATTAACGGAAAAAATGTGTCACAATTATATTCCTTATCAATATACGTAATATAAAACTCATCTATTAATAAATTCATCATAAAATTCATCATAGAATTCATCTCAATAATACTCTTGTATACCTTTTCACCTCCTATTATCCATATTTCATTATATCTTTTTCTACATGAATTTATCATATTCTCCCGATCATTGCGTTCAATGCCTTTTTCAGATCTATATAAAGCAGAATCCATTCCTTCATCGCTATCATGATCTGAATAACAAAAACGCATAGCATGAGGAATCGAGGATAAATGTATATTTAAATCATGATTATAACCGGGTTGACAATACTCGGGATATGTGTCATCGTTATTACTAATTGTCGTAGATAAAATAATACTATCTCTATAAGGAAGAGGTTTGGGATAATTTGGTAAGGATAACCATGTATTCTTTCCCATTATTATTACATTTTTTTTAATATTTAGTTCATCTTTACATATTTTAGCAGATGGTTTATCCATACTTATATATTTTTCTGTATCTCTCATATATTTTCCATAGTCTCCTGATGTAAGTTTTGAAAAATATTTCAAATCGTCTGATATCTTCCACGGAAGTTTACCATTTATACCAATACCACCACCTTTACATACAGCGACTATTATTTTAACAAGGGATTTATCATTACCATTATTATTATTATCATTATTATTATCATTATCATTATGCTCCATTTATACAAGAATGTTATTATATTTATATTAAAGCATTTATATTATTATAACATAATATCTAATAAACATATTATCTAATAAACATATTATCTAATATATATATAATATCGATGGGAGATACGTTAAAAAATAATGTATACAAACTAAATTATATAAGTAATAAACGCGTAAATGAAAACCAAATCCCCGAGAAAATTGTAGTATTTTATGGAAATTTAAACCCATATACAAAAAATGAATGGGGTATATCAGAAGATGATTTAATGCGTCAGTTTAATATTTTTATTAAAAAATCAGAAGGAGAAAGCGAAGAGGAATATTCTAATATTTTTGAAGATTTATTTAGTCCATTAGAGATACAAAATATAAAGTCATACGATATCGAAATATCGTTTTCATTTGAACGCATTTATGGAGATGACACAATAGAAACAGTAAAGAAAAAAATTATAAACAACATAAAAATTGAAAAAGAGTTTTCATTTGACGAAATGTATTTATTCTCAAAAAGAGGTATTCGTTATACACCATTACAACTATATAATAAATTGTCAAATAACGATACAGTATCTGTAACAAAAAAAGCATTAATCGATTTCTTAACAAATTCGCATAGACGAAATTTGAAAGAAGAGTGTGAATTACTACTTAGAACAGATAGATATAAATTAAAAGATGTATATACATATGATGATATATATGATTTATTTTTTAAGATTAAAGACGAATCTCCCGATCAAGGCGCGAGAGCCGGCCAAGGCTATAGTGATAGTGATAGTGATGACGAAGGTTCATTTTCTGAAATAAATATATTACCTATAATAGAAGACATACCAATTGGGCAAAGAGTCGCATTTAATCGTGTAGACTACGTTTTTACAACAAATCCATTCAATATAAATATAAATGACTCTACAGAATTCGATTTCTTAAAACAATCATCGCATCAATTATATACAATATCAACAACAAACAAAAAACTTATTATTGATTACGAGCCTATCGTATGCGAAACTATATTTTTATGTCTCGCAGAAGACGTCCTAAGGCATATTGAAACTGTCAATGAACAACAAGATGAAGATTCACCCCCTATTTTATCCGAAACTGTGGTTCAAATATATTATCCCTATTTGGCACAAAAACAATATACGACACTAGCCGATTTACAAGCGAATCGTCAAGAATTATTAGAAGCGACTAGACAGCTAACAAGTGATAAAGCATATCAAGAAATGATAAAAAATGTCGATTTATTTTACGATATATTCTATCAGAGAGACGCAAATACAGGCGTGAATCTTAGCGAAAGTCCGCGCCAATTACAACGCAATACTTTAAACTATGTTCAAAAAGGTATATCATATATAGAAATAGAAATTAAACCCGATTCGCCTATTAATGTGCCAGTTGACATGTTATTCAAGACTATTCATACAAGTTCAGACAAACCACTCCTTAAATTAACGCGCGGCAAAAAAGATCAAAAAATGTATAGACTTTTTGCTAATAAAATTTCTACAGATGGTAGGCGCATACCTTATCTTAAAAGCATAGAAATAAATAAAATAATAAAAGAGACACAATCTGAGAGAAGATTGATGGTTTTAGTTGTTTGTCAATATGAATTAAAAGATAAAGGGGTCACATTGAAAGAGTATAATATATACATAAAGTGCGAATTTGACGCATATGGTAGTATTTTTGTATCATTTGAATTAGAGTTTGCTCTAGATGATGAACAAATAACGAATATAATTGACAAAAATATAAATCCTGTAATTAATGAAGTAGAAGTTTTTCTAAGTCAAAATGGTTATCATATAAATAATTTTGAAGATCTATATTCTACAAATGTTGTTATACGAGAAATCAAGTATAGAGCAAATATTGAGTTCAGGGGTGGATTTACACTTAACATTGCCGATAAAATGTCATGTATATCAAGTATATTTAATGTTATTAACTATAAACAAAATAAGCGCGTGGTTATGCGATATAAACGCGTATCAAATTATAATGAAATTGAAGGACGAGACGCATACATAATGGAACAATTTTCAAAGTCTAATTACCAAGCTGATGTTATTCAAGGACTAATAGAGAACTACAAAATGACACAGGAAGAAGCAGTAAGAATTGTTGCGCAATTTTTAGAAGGATTACAGTTGTCTGAAATAAATAAAAAATCAAGAATTAAAATAAATGTTCATCCTGGATTTTTGACCACAATCACTACGCAAAGTAGTGACGACTCAAAAAAGAAACTACTTAATGTAGGAAATTTTCGAATTGAAGTCGATAATATTGATAACATTTATTATTTAGACCACGTTGACATGATGTGTGACTCATTATTGCGATTATTAAGCTACGATGAGGATAGACCTACCACAAATGTTCCTGCCGAACGTATTAATGAATTATGTAAAATACAAGTTTTGTCAAAAGGTAAAGTCGAGGTAAAAGAAGTAAAAGAAGTAGTAGCCAAAGGAGATAATGTCGTTCTCACAGATAATCCTATGTTTGCGGAACCAGATGAAGGGGCAATATCGTTTGATTTTGAAAATCAAGATAAACTAGAAGAAATCGCAAATGCGGGGGATGAAGCTGTTGATGATTTATTATTTGGTGATATGTTGGAAGAAGAAAGTGGTAGTGAAGAAGAAGATCTAGAAAATCCCAAAGAACGCAAAGAAGTAAAACAGCAGGAAGAAAGCGATGAAAAAAGTCAGGAAGAAAGCGATGAAGAATCTGGACAAGAAAAAAAAGTTTCAGATGAGTCTGAGAAGTCTGGCGACTCAATCGAAAGTATACATTTTGATGAAGGAAGCGAAGAAGGCGAAGGTAGCAATGATGAAGAAGATGAAAATGTTGGTGAGGTAGGAAAATCAGAAGAATCTGGTAATTCAGGAGAATCAATCGAAGATATAAAGTTTGAAGATGAAAGCGACGAAGAAGGCCAAAGCGAAGAAGATCAAGGTGAAGAAAAAGAAGACCAAGGTGATGAAGAAGAAGGTCAAGAAGTAGAAGAATTGTTATTTATGAATAGCGATAATAGTAGTGAAGGTAGTGTGTCTTCGGGTGGAGCCGGTTCTGATGATGAAGAACCACAAGCATCACCGTCCGATATAGATATTCAAAAATTCTCTTCTTCGTCTGAATCTTCTCAACCTACACCTACACCTACACCTACACCTGTGTCTATGCCTACACTATTACCAAAATCTAAAAAAAAACTACCTAACATATCTATTATATCATCTCCCGGAGCAGCAGCGGCATCGGCAGCGGCAGCAGCAGCAGCACCACCAATGCCTTCTTTAGTATCAAAACAGAAAAGCAAACGCGCAGTAGCTGAAAGTGGACGCAGAGGTGTTATCGAACATGATGTTACCGGACAAACGGTTAACCCTTTTCTACCAAGATTAGAAGCATACGATGATGTATTATATTCCAAAGATAACGGAATTGGTAGTTTTTATTCGGTAGCTTGTCCTTCAACCGATAAGAGACAACCTGTCATTTTAACAGATGCTGAAAAAGAATACTTAGACGAACATCACAGCGGTTCATACGATAGAGCTATGAAATATGGCTCATCGGAAAGTAAAAAATTTTGGTATATATGCCCTCGATATTGGGATATGAAACATAATGTAAGCTTAACACAAGAACAAGTAGACGAGATAATAAGTAAAGAAGGTGACGTCATGATTCCAAATATAGGTCCTGATGGTAAAAAACCAAAAGTAATTCCAAAAGGTAAATATATATTTGAGTTTAATAAAGATCAGTCACCAGGTTTTGGATTTAGTAAAAAAAATAGTGGAGGTAAATATTGTATTCCTTGTTGTTTTGATACAGACAGTTTTTTTAGAGACAAACAAAATAAATCTCGTCAAGAATGCGGATGCCCTGATATTAAGCCTATAAGCGAGAAAAACCCCCATCATAAAAATTTTGAATGCCATGGAAAAGAAAAAGCTTTCCAAGCTGCTCCATTAAAAAGAGTTCGTAAAAAGATAACAGCTCTTGACTTATCTATGCTTCAACCTGCTGAACCAGTAGTAGAAGAAAGTGAACCATTTTTTGAAGAAGGACAACAACAAGAACAACGACTACAATCAATACCTCAAGTAAAAATGTCTTTACAAGCTTTGCGTCAAAGAGAACTTGCGAAAAAATCAACGAATCGGCGTGACATAGACATAGACCCAAGTCTATTAAGTAAAGAATCGCAACTACAAAGATCTGAATCAGGAACAAGTGTAGTATCAAGCGAAGCATCCGCACTGGCATCACTAAAAGTATCAAAAAAAGAATTCAATATTTTAGGACCAGAGAGAAATACGCCATTAGAACCGGGAACATATGGATATTTATTACCAGCATTACAAGCATTCTTTATACAGGATTACAAAATATGCACAATAAATGACCGTAGCACTGAAATAAAGCCTAATATATCCTGTTTACTACAAAAGGGTGTTCAGCTTGGTGAAAAAAAATATACTCAAAAATCATGGAAATATTATAGTGAAAATCAAAGTTTTTTGGGTGCTATTGCTGATATATATTCTAGATATGTTTTTATGATTACTGGTATCGAAGAAAATATAACAA